ACTTTTTGTTGATCCCACCTTGGCCATCATTGGCCTGGATGGCATGGCAAACAATGATTTCCTTGACCAGTCCCGTTCCGCCCATCTTGGCCAGATTCTCGACGCTCTGTGAGACCTTACCCGGCCACTCTTCTATCATCTGTGAGACGGTTCGGGTTATTTCGCGATAGAAGATATGGGCCATGCCATATTGGTCGTTGCCGCAGTAGTATTCGCCCGCGCACGGGTTGCAGCACCAGATTACATTTTCGAAGTCCTCATAGATGAGCATTGGGGCCGTTCCAAAGACGGCCAGATCGGCATAGCAGACCGCAATGCAGTTATAAAAGTTTGATTCTTGAAAAACCCGCATCATGCGGCGGCGACACTCAGTTAGCCAGATATTGACCGAGTTAACTTCGTCTTTGTCATACCCTTCGAGCGTCAAATTAAACCAGGGTCGTGTAGGGGATGTAATCCCGCTCATCATGCCAGATGCCAGCACACGAGCAGCGATCGTACCAGTAGAATCGATTATGGCACCATTGATCATGGCACCCCGATTCATCTGGTTGGGTGTGATCAGCCATCGGTAGCGACGAGGGAGAATGAATCTGGCCAACTCTGCCCAATGGGTCCACCATGAGTATCGCTCCGTGCGCAGACCGGCCAGTCTGCCTTCCAATTGCTCTCTCAATGGAAATTGTGAACTCATTGGCCTAGCAGGCTTTTCTTGGCTGTGGATAGTGGCTTGAGATCGCCCTGGGCGGATGTGAGGATTGATTGGGCGAAGCCGTACGATTGGGGTGCAGAGGCCTTGTTAATGAGAGATGTCCCGAACGAGGGTGGACTTGGAGTTGATGGGACGCCTGGCGGTGTGGGGGCTCCGCCATAGGCACTCTGAGTAGCTGGCTGATTAAAGATGCTCATATCAGTCATTCATTTTTGATTTGGGATAGAACACATCCTTGGTTGATTTCTTTTTCTTCTTACGTTGGTCGGCGTTGTTAAATTCCTTGCCAACTGATTGTGGAACTCCGGCCTTCTTCGCAAATGCCGCGTTGTGAGCCACAGCCGCCATAAAATGTGCCTGCTTCGCGGATGTACTTGGCATTACACCGTCTCCAGTGCTTTGTCGAATGGATTATACTCAGACTCGAATCTGGGCTCTTGGATTCCTTCACGACCAGCTAGAGAGTGGGGAATGACTGGGTAGGCAAAGGTCAACATGAAGGCATCGGCAATATCTGGGCTCGATAAGCCTCTTTTCTTCATATCCTCTTTGCGTTCGAGTTGAATCTCGTTCCTACCATTGAAGCCGTACTCGGGCCCGATCAGTTCTTGTTTGAATTGTTGGTCATTTGGAATACAGCCGCCTGCTCTGAGCCATTCTTTGCCCGCGCCCCACATTTCGGCGCGTTTGTTGGCATAGATGGTGCCATCACCTTCGGTTCGGAGTTGATCTGATTTGCCACCAAACTGAATATCCCAGACCGGGCATTGTAGCTGGCGCAATCTATCGACTACGCCGCCTCCGACACCACCGCCGTCCACAAAGACTGCATCGGCCCGGTATTGCAAATAAACCTGACTGACTTTGCCCGCCAGGGTCATTGTATCGACGCCCCGCAACACGATAGGAGAAATCGATCGGCCATCTCGACCTTTTCGGAAGTAGATAACAGATGCGTCGTCACCAAACCGAGCGACATCAACCCCAATGATGAAGGGGTCATGAAGGTGTACATATAGTTCCCGTTGTGCAGCTTCGTCGACGATGTTGGAGGGGATGAATTGCAATGAACCCGCTCTTGGAAACACCCCTCGAACGCGAATTCTGACAAAATCGGAATCTTCTCCATAGTCTTTGATCCATCTGTCGATCTGGCCCTTGTTGGTGATGGAAACATCTCTGGAATCTACTTGGATGGATTGCCAGCGGTGGGCGAATTTGCCGCCGGGGAAGCATTCTTTGAATCGACCTGTGTTACGAGTAGGGTTTCCACAGATGAGCCAGATGATTTGTGTGTCGGAATCAGTAAGTGCACCTTCTGTAGTCTCGAAGATGATATCTGGAATCGCAGAACCTTCATCGAAGACCACGATGATCCGTTTACCTTTGTTGTGCATTCCTGCAAAAGCTTCGGTATTTCGCTCGGACCAAGGAACGATATCAATTCGCCAAGTGTCAGCATGAGCGGGGTCCCTCGAACACAGTTTAGTAGCTGTTACCTCGAATAGACTCTTTGCTATGAATAATCGATGCCATTTGTTCAATTCTACCCAGGTTTTAGTTTTGAGCTGATTTTCGGTGTTTGCGGTTACAACCCCACGCGCGTCCTCGTAGGTTGAGATTCCCCAGAGGAGAATCCAGGCGACAAATGCAGATTTGCCAATCCCGTGACCTGAAGCTACGGCAATTTGGATAGCCTGGGTTGGGCTCAGAAGCCCGTCCCGGATCTTTTTGAGGAGTGATTCTTGCCATGGTTCGGGGCCTAGTTTGGTTTCGAGTTCGGTTGTGGGCTCGCCCCAGGGGAAGGCCCAGAGCACAAATTTGTAGGGGTCCGCACTGAGCCGTGCGAGGTCCTCTATGAGGGATGCCTGTTCGTCAGACACGTTGAACCGCCCACATTGGATCGCCTGCTCTGAACACTAGAGGGATCGGTCTGTGGTCGTTGGGCTGGCCAAGGGATCGTTTGGCTCGGGCGAGGGTGCTGGGGCCTTGGGCGCGAACGGCGCAGCCGGTGGGCTCACAGGAGCCGCTGGAACGCCACCAGGATCAGAGGCCGTTCCCTCAGCAACTGCCGTGGCCAGATCATCGGTCTGGGCAGTGAATTGGGTGGTGAGATCATTGAGCGCGCTCTGGGTGGCAGCATCAGCCGTCGTAGCGATGGTCTCAACCTCAGCCAGCAGCTTCTGAAGCAGGGCTTTGGCCGAGCCAATCACATCGGTATTCTTGGCCAGTTGATCGCGGAGTTTTTGAAAATCTACAGCCATTTGTTCCCTCAGTTGTTTGAGTTCATGGACGATTTGTGCGTGCCTGCAGCCTGACCACCGCAGCATCATTCTTTCTCGAATAGATTCTGGGTGGATAGTTCCCTCATGAGTGTTTCTGGTGAGTTGTTGGGCCGCAACTCAAGCATGGGACCTGGCTGCGGCCCATTCGGGGCAACCGAGGAGGAATCTGAGGCCCCGATACCGGCTCGCCGCCGCGCAGATTCGAGCCGGGATGCAAAGTCAACATTTACATTCACATTGACATTGCGCGATTGGGGCCCAAAGCCCGTTCGATCAGCAGCTAATGTCAATAGATCATTGAGTTCGCGGATGGTGAATTCCTCAGGGTTTTCTGTGAGTCTGGCCTGAAGCTCTTCAGCCGATAACATACTGAGAGCCGCCAACCTTTCGTGAACCGATGTAAACTGTTCTTCTACTTGGCCCCGATAATACGAGACAAGATTCTTGAACGCAGGGTCGTGTTGAATGGTGGAGATGTAAGAAGGGGAATAGCCTGTAATTGCGGACACCTCGACCTGCTTACGTCCCTCAGCGAGTAGCCGTGCAAGCGCATGATGAGTGTTTCGGATTTTAAGAACTGGATTGGCTTCGGATTCGAGACCGCCTTCTGGTACATCCCATAGTGCTCCTACATCGGCTTCGGTCAGATCGCGCGTCTTGGTCGCGTTCAATACCATTTTCTTGCGGCCCCGTGCCGGAGGCGGCTTGAACTGGATACCTATATCCATTTTGGGGCCCCAGGCCTTCTTAGTGGTGAGTCTCGATGGCTTGCATCATGAGTTGTTCGAGCCCGTAGCCGAACGCGATCATCATCAACATAAATAGTGGAATAACTGCAATCGCCCAGATTATCAGTTCGGCTTTGGTTGGCTTGTGCGATGTCATTGGATCGCTTTAGCTCCGCGAGAAGCCGCTCTTTGAAGGTGCGCCTGCTGAGCCATTCCCCAATCATTTGGTTGTCTTTGCGAATTCAGCTGCATCCAGAGCTTCCTGGGCGCGTCTCTGGAGAAAGGCAATGGACTGCTCAGGGGTTTGGTCGCCGACAAAACGCGCGCTGGCGATCTCCTGTAGGCCCTGGCGTAGGATCTCAACTTCGGTCATTTGTCCTGTATCACTTCGCCCTTGAGCCGATTAACCAATGTATTGGCGCGATGAACCAAATACTTCAGATTAGTCAGATGCTTAATTGCCTCGCTCTGTAGAAACAGCACCTCTTCGAGCAAACACTCCGCATTGTGCAGGGCCTTGCGCCGATTCCGCGCGCTGGCTTCGTGCCGAACTGGTTCCTTTTGTTTGATGGACCCGCTCACTGCTGCTTCGCCGTGCGAAGCTACAAAGCAAAAACCCGAAAGTCAACATCTGGTATTACACATTGCCCACAATACTAATGAAACGCCCATACGTATGACACCCACCCAAAACACCCGATTGAAATGCCCATACGTATAGTGTTTGGTTACACAAAATTGAGGTTGATGGTGGGCGCCACGGCCGGCCACCCCATTGGGGGGCCCACCCCCAGGTCGAGGTTTTGAAAATGGATGGTCTCGCGTTCACGCGCCGGTACCCTGGTACGCGCAGCCGCTTGGGACTGTGAGCCTGCAATCATCATCTGTATGAAACAATAATCACGGAAATGTGATTGGACATATGCAGGGGACAGGTGTATGTTGCATGTGTTCAAACAATGGAGACTGATATGATCCGTACAGCAACTGCGATCGAAGTTCTAAACTTCTATAAATCCAATGGTTATGGTATACGCATTGACAAAGACGGGTCAGTGCGCATTCTGGCAAAAGGAGGTGAATGGATTGATTGTCAACCTATTGGTGAATATCAAATGCAGAATGGTAAGCTCGGACTTTGGGGGGATCAATCATGAAACAATATTCATTTAGCATCACATTGTTGACGACCCTCAAAATTGAAGCGGCCAGTCGTGACGAGGCAATCCGCATAATTCGCGGAATATGCCACGGCGGCAAGATTGTTGTGACTGAAGACGCAGACAATATGGATTGTTTAGAAGGCGTTTGTGACATTGAAGGCGGACTTGATTTTATTGGGGAGGATTGAAAAATGAGCTGGCTTTAGGTGTATATTGCGCGTGTTCAAACAATGGAGAAATCAGATGAACGACCAAATGCGCGAATATCTGGCAAAAACAGCACAAGCTGACAAGGAGCGCAATCAGCGCATTTTGCAGCAATGTCGCCAGAATCTGATCAGGTACAAAATTTTCGCCAATGAAATGGAGAATGAAAAATGAGCTGGCTTTTTGGATTTGAAGTTGCCGCAATGTCGGGCGTGATTTTGTGGCTTTCGCTTGGATTGATTTGTTCCAAATTCGCGGACAGGTTGGATTTGGATTGAAAAGAAGCTTTTGGTTGTGAGAACTTGGCTCGCACATTCGTTTGTGTGGGCCATTTTCTTAGCTGACACGAAATGTCAACTAGTCAAATGCCATCGCCTTTAGTGAAATCCTGCCCTCTTTAAAGAGTTTTTTTTTTTTTTTTTTTTCAGTAGAAATAGCAGGGCTCACAACCTAGGGTTAGTGAACGCGTGAAGGCGATGGCATATCACTAGGAGACGTTGACGCACGGCTATCAATATGCTAGAGACATAATCAGGTGTTAACATGTGCCATCAATAAGGCCCATGCCACCACAACCATAGGAGGATTAGCTATGACCGCGCGCAACCCAAACAATAATCCAACAGATCGCATTCTGAGGCTTCTGGCAGAAATCGATGAACTATCAGCTGCATATGATGATTTGTATCGGGGCGTACAGCATTATGGCATTTCTCTTCCCAATATCATGCCCAAGCCTTCATTGATTGAATTTCGCCTGGAGCTACAACGCCAAGGCAATACCTATATGAGAACGCGCCCAAATGTGATCCGAGCGCGCGAGCGCATGAGGCACATACGCGATAGAGACGCAATGCAAGATGAAAAGGATGAACCGCGCATTCGCATACGCCATCGCCAGCCAATCCCGCAAAAGCGTAACAATCCAGTAATGGTTGATAGTCCCAACTCAGAATATAACATGCCTCATGATATGCCCTATCATATTGATGATGAGCTAGCGAAACAGATCGCCGAAGATAACAAAATGATGGCGGAGGAGAAGCTCGCGAAACAAAAGCTTATTGATGATATCATTCGCAAAAATCCAGCTGTTATAATGCCAGAGCATATCGTAGCCGGGAATGATTATAAACCGCCGAAAGATTTATTTTCAAAAAACAAACCAGATGCACCACAGGAGGATTGACAGCCGCATTTTATTAGTGTACCCATACAATGCACGCTCAATTAATGGAGAAATCAAATGACAAATCACAGACGCTCATTCAAATCCCGTGAAGCCGCAGAGGATTATCAAATGCTATCCTCAATCGATCCCGCATACTGCGTCTTGCACCATGCCAATCGCGGGTCTATCTTTGTTCGCGATCCAGTTTATAAAGCCGCTGGTCGAGTACATGTATATTCATACAAAGCCAAACGCCGCGATGGGCAAATGGGTACATTCTATGCCTCTTATGTAGGGGCATAGAATGAAATTCTATCAGGTGCATATATTACATGATGCCGGGACCAGTGTTATGTTTAAATACTACACCCGTAAAAATGATGCACAAAAGGCAGTCGATGCTTGGAATGAAGATCACAATGGCGATAGTCATGATGCCACAATAGATATGATCGAGATCGAGCCAACAAAATTGGGCATCTTGAGAGCACTAAATCGCTATGCGAGTCATGCTGATAATGGATGATATGCACAATGCACGGTCAAACCAAATGGAGCAAACAAAATGGGCAAATCAATCGCACAATCACTCGCCATTCGTGATCGCGCCTTGCTATCACTGAAAGACTGTATGAGCGCGCATACACAGTTTGGTTCAACAAGCGCTAGACTAGAAGAAAATAGACATGCGATATTGAAGCAATATAATGTGGACAAATATCCCCATTGGGTAAGATCATATCTAGATGGATATTGGCGTTGTCTGATTGACCATGCCTATCGCCATGAACTAGTCTTTGGCGGTATGGTGGACGGGAAATTCTATTCAACATATTCTGATCGGGAAGATTATTATGAGAAGAATGGAATTGAGCCGAGTGCATTTGCTGATAATGGGTTAGTAACTAATCGTGGTCATTATTGGCGCGGCGATCCAACTAAGCCATTCTTTGTGAGTTGATAGGTCACACACACAAAATGGAGCACTCAGTCATGACAAATCATCAAGTCATAGAATATCTAACAAATGCTGGCATCACACACAATGACGCAGTGGCATTACGCAGGATCAGCATGACGCTTCACAATTGGCATGAACTTGAATGCGGCATGAGTAATGATTTCTGTTCCTACTCAATCGTCCGCGGTCATATGTCCAACGGGACATTTGTATATGATGAAAAAGGCAAACCCTACCGCGAACGCATCGGGCATCGGGAGGGCCGCACGCATTATAGCCCAATATCAGACCTCGAACGCGGTGCACTCAAGAGACTCAATAAGATAATAACCAAATATCCGGGCTTCAGCCCATACATCCAAACCGATCCCAGAGGAGCCTCATTGTACATAATGCGTCCAAATGATGTTCCAGAGGGTTCAGAGGTTGATAGTTGTTATAATCGCGGAATTGCAGTTTACAAATGATGGAGAATGAAAAATGCCAAGGGCAGTTGAGAATAATCCAACAGAGCGCATTCAGAGGCTCATCGTGGAAATGGGCGAGCTGGTGGCCATTGTACAGAGCGAAGCGCCAGCACTATTGCCTAGGCTTCCCAATTATGAGTCCGAGCGCGTTCGTCAGACTCTCACGTATCGAAGGAACGTGAACCGGACTCGGCCAGCTGGCACGGCCACAGATTTGATCATGCGAGAGTGCCTAGAACAAATCGGGGCCAGTTATGGGCCAGGGCCAGAGGCCAATTTGTTTGAAAAAATCAAGCCTCCCAACGGCTGATCACAGAAATGTGATTGGACATTGGGGCAATATTACCCCAATCTCCAGACCCTAGCCAAATCTAGCGAACGCAATTCGCACTCGTGTCAGGCGATCAAAATGCAAATGGAGAACCAATATGAACTCAACTACTGCTGTAAATATACTTGGCATAAATCGCCAACGCGATAATGATCTCAGACCTATGATAATGGCCCTCAATTCTCATTCCTGGCTCAACACTCCTGAGGAAACAGAACGCTTACAAGCTGCGCGTTGGGCTTTGCGTAATTGGGTTGATTATCAGGTTGAATGTAAGCGTCGGCGTCGGGGATATTCCCAATGACCCGCACCATCAATGATCTTCAATGGGATATCGAGTCCCCATCATTCTATAAGCTCGCGAATTGCGATATTCGATTGGTGTTTGATGGCGCGCGATGGTGGCTCTATTCGCGCAAGCGATCGGGCGGGTCAATGCATTTCGAATCAAGGGCCAAGGCAATTGAATGGCTAGGCCAGGAAATCCAAACCAAAGCATCAGCCGCCCTGACGTGATGCTTGGACCCCGTGCGAGCAATAGATCCAGATGCAACTAGATCGATGCCTGATGTCTAGGATCGCACGGGGCATTTTTTCAATCTGCATCTTCGCGATGCTATTCCCATTCTTGGTATTGTTCATTCTCATGTGTGATGGCCCAGAATGGAAACAAACGGAGGACAATCATGACAATACTGGCAATCGTAGGGGCTAGGTTTAGACCGCCAGCCCAGCAGGTTTTGGAGAATCTCTCATCAGGCACCAAGCTTCTATTGAAGCGCCAACCAGACAATCCCTATGACTCAAATGCAGTTCAAGTCCTATTGTCATTGGAAGAGAACCATGGCGATACAGTATCGAGCCTTCTATTGGCCTCTGACATTCCATTCGAAGAACCCCTTCATTTGGGGTTCATTCCAAGGGCAGACGCAGAGACAATAGCTCCCATAATGGATCAGCAGTATTTGAACGGCGACGGAGATGGTGTAAGTGAGTGGTCGGGCACCCTGACATTCCTGCTATCTGGCCAGCCCGCAATCTCATTTGTCAAACCAGAGTAGGGTCAATGGCACAAATCGACGAATCAACCGTGTTTAGACAATTGAATGACTCACTGGATATGGCAGCTTCGAGCGCGCGCCAATTGGTTTTGTTGCGCGATGATATCAGATGGGACACAATCGCCAATCTTTTGATTGAAATGAAAAGCAAGACTTTTGAATTGCGTTTGAGATCATTGCAATCAACAGATCGAGAGGTCAAAAAATGATTTGGACAGTCAGCGGGATCATTGCTCCGGTAACTGGCGCACAGACGCCCAGCGGCGCAACGTGGGGCCTGGACGGTGGCAACTACTTTGGCGGCGGGTCATTGGCTGGCCAATCCTATTCGGTGACTTGGACGGCCAACGATTGTGAGTGCATTGGAACGCCGAACTTTGGTCCCCTAGCCAACCACTATCCAAATGCTAATCCCATCAGCGATGTCTCGATCACAATCAATGGTCACACGTATGATTTCGGCGGCCAAGGTTGGTATGGGGAATTTTATCTGAACGGGCCCAATATCATTCAACAAACCGGCTATCTCGATGGCGGTTCATTCATTTCCACAAGCGTTGGATTCGCCCAGACCCCCGGTGTGTTAGGCGAGTTCGAGATCATTAATAATGCCAATTACACAACACAGATGACCAGTGGCATTTTCATGGCCCCCACGCAAACATTCAATTCTCTGGCAGCTGTACCTGGGCCAATCCTTGGCGCTGGCTGGCCCGCTCTTGTGTTCATCGGACTATTTCTATGGAATCGCAGGCGGGCCCAAGCATGAGATCACTATTGCTTGGGTGTGGCAATTCACGGGTCAGAAAGGTTTCGCTAACTGCCATGAGCGAATGGGCGGGCGATCTCAGGACATTGGACATGGACCCAGAGTGCGGCGCAGATGTCATCTGGAATCTTGAGAAACTCCCCTTGCCATTCATGTCAAATGATTGGGACGAACTCGGTGCATATGATGTGCTTGAGCACTTCGGTCAGCAAGGCGATTGGAAAGCCTGGTTTGACTTTATGGGTGAGTGCCATCGCATTTTGAAAGTGGACGGATTGTTTGGAATCATCGTCCCCATTGGAATGGACGCGTTCGCAGACCCCGGACACACAAGATTCTTTGGTGCCAATCACTTCTGGATGCTCAATCAGAAATGGTATGCAGTCCAACTCGAAAAGGGCCTTCAAGTAACTGACTATCGTTGGTATTGGAAGCAGAACTTTGACATCATTGCTGCCAATCAAATGGGCGATCATCATTTGGCATTTATGTTGAGGAAGACATGATCACTAAATATGTATGTCTGAGTTGCCTAGCCGAACTCTCGCCGAGCGCGCAGATGTATTCATCAGTGAAGCACAGGGTTTGCAATTTCTTGACCATGCATCGATCGCATGAGCGGCCCCCAACCGTGTCATTGGCCGTTGAGAGTCCCGATGCCCAAACCATGCACTTCGAGGAGCCAACACATCCAACGTGGTTCCATTGTGAGCTTTGCAATCGATATGGTTGGACCTTTCCATACCAAGGCACATCCAAATGAAAATGACCGATGCAGAGTTGATACTGAAGCTCCGCCACGCAGCCAGCATTTGGTTCGCCAAGGACAACATCTTGTTATTAGAGGAGGTTTTGCGCAGATGGAAAATGGCCCAGATAGCAATGCCAGCCCACGCGGTCTCAGACAACATACCAGAAGAGGACCAATCATGAATGATGAAGTGCGCGAGGAAAAGTTGGCCGGTCTCACGGACGAAGTGCGCAGGGCAATTGAATCAATCAAAGGCCCGAGCACAACTTCAGCGTTGGCCAATCGGCAGGTCGGCAATGTAGACCTGATCGAGTCCAATATCCTGGAAAAAATCAAAGCCTCGCGTCAAATGTTGGACAAACTCGAATCCGTCGTTGCTGAGCGCGCCAACCAAGTCCGCGACAAAATCTCCGACTTCACCGAGATTGCCAATACCACGATCAATGCAACTGAGTCACTCTCACACACAATCGATGTGATGTTGTCGCACGAACTAAAGCCACTATGAAGATCACGTCCGAGCGCTCAGTCTATCTATTGATGTGTGCGGCCCTCAAGAACGGGACTCAAACTGTGTCGTTTGAACGGGCCCAGGACGCGATCACTTGGAGACATGCATGTTATAAGATGCGTCGGTTTCTTGGAGCTACTGGCCAAGCCCAATTCAATCCCTTGCGGTTCAAGATCTCTGGAAATGATCTCATAGTGGAGCGAAAAGATGCCCAAATATAGGTTTACTGCGCACATTGATTGGGACGAGGAAATGGAAGCTGAGGATCTCAGGGGCATCTTCTACGACAGCACCGATGATGCAGCTGATCTGAAGGCCGCTCTTCGGGATTGGTTATCTGATCGCAAGCGCGCGATCACCAATGATCTCAAGAACATTCCTGATGATGCATCTGTTGTAATAGAAGTTGATGAAATTGGCCAATGATACATACGTATGATGTTGACACAACCATTTGTAATGGTTAGGTTTATCAATTCCACCCATCACAACTGAGGAGTAATACCAATGGTAGATGTTACACAGGAAACGCCCCACATCGAGTATACGATTCAGGGGCTCAATTTTAGTGCGCCGCAGCCATTCAAGATTGGGCATGTGTTGACTGAGGGCGAGGCAGAGCAGTTGAATCAGGATTTGGCAGCTAATCTGAGGAACAATTTTGCGGCCAAGATCAGATCAAGGTTGAAGGCCCATAAGAAGGCCAATAATTTGGCCGACGATGCAGATGTGGCAACCACAGTCTTGGACAAGCCCGCTTTGGACAAAGAATTTGCCGACTATGCATCCAAATACCAATTTGGAATGGCCCGAGCGCCAGCCCAACCGAAGCCAGCCAAGCCAGAGGTCAATCCAGTTGATAAGGTTGCAGCCAAGGTGGCCTGGGAAAAGATCAGCGAACAACTCAGAGCACGGGGCATTCGAGTTAACACCGTTGATAAGGCCAAGCGCAATGAATTGATCGGGCAGGCCCTCAGCCAGTATCCAGCAATCAGGGCTGAGGCCGAGCGCCGGGTCCAGGCATCAAACCAAATCGCGCTCGATGCCGCTCCAACCGCACAGGCCGCAGAGTAGTTTTGGTTGGCGGGTTTATCTCCATTTTCCCGCCTGCCAAATGTCCCCGCCAATGAACAGTGAACCAAATTGGTTAGAACTCATGTACGAGGCCCTGGCATCGCCCTTTGGTATTGTCATCGCAGTTGATGATCCCGAACGGGTGAAGCAGGCATTGTACAGGGCCCGATCCAAGTCCGGCGAACCATCATTGGCGGGGCTCCAAATCCGAGTCTCGCCCATCTGTCCAAACGAAGAACTCTGGATCGTAAAGGCCAATCCCAATGACATATGATAGCTGGAAGGCCCACAATCCCATCGATGATTGCTGTGAGTTCTGCGGCGCAGGCCCCAATCACAAGGGCTGGCGACCAGACAGTTGCACCGGAGAGTGTGGCCTGCAGTGGCGCGATCCAGATGCAGAGTATGATCGAATGAGGGATGAACGGCTGTGAATAGGCGTGCCAGAATCGAACTCGAACGCCGGGAAATGTTGTTCTATCGAGGCGATTGGGACAAGTTGAAGCTATTGCTAGGACGCCGAATCCCCCCAACCGAATTCATCCGAGACCTCCTCCACCGCGCAATCAAACAAATGGAAACCAATCAAAATGTCAGAGCCAGAATCCCCACTCAGCCAGGTCCAACCGAATAGTCTCGAAGAGTTATTCAATCAGGACCCATCCATCTGGTCGGGCCCGGATGATCCAAGATGTGTGCAGATTGTCAATGCGTTTCGTGCCGAACGCCTTCGTTGGGGCCAAGAACAAAAAGTTGCCAAGTCCAAGCCAACGAATGGCAAAAAAGCTAGTCCAAATTTGAGTCTCGATGATCTGAACTTGGATGATGTTCTATGAACACATCCTTTTCATCCAAACTGCCAACCCTACAATATGCCTGGGACAGTACGTCTCTAACTGCGCTCAAGACCTGCCCACGCATGTATGAATATAGCATCGTTCGTGGGTATGAGCCCAAGCAGAGATCATTCCATCTTACATTCGGGATTGCCTACCATGAAGCCCTAGAGATATACGATCACCGACGATCCGAAGGACTCACTCACGATTACGCGGTACGGGCCGCAGTTTGGCATACGCTTACGAAGACCTGGGATCAGAAACTCCAAAGACCTTGGAACTCCGGCGATCAATACAAAAATCGCTTCACTCTGGTTAGGACTATCGTTTGGTATCTTGATCATTTTGCTGACGATCCCATTCGCACTATTCAACTCGCCAATGGCCGCCCTGCTGTCGAGCTATCTTTCAGGTATGAGTTTCCTCATCGGTTTGGGACTGGCGAAGCCGCTATCGCGTGCGGGCATCTGGATCGACTCGGAGAAATAGGTGGTGGGGTCTGGGTCATTGATCGCAAAACCACCAAACACGAACTCAATTCCAGATACTTCGAACAATACAGCCCCGACAACCAGATGTCCTGGTACACATTGGCTGGCAAAATCATCGGCGAAACACCCGTCCAAGGAGTCATCCTCGATGCCGCTCAAATACTCGTTGGTTCTAGTCGATTTCAACGGCAGCCGATCTCGCGCACACAATCTCAGCTTGACGAGTTTATTAGAGATATTAGTTCCTATCTTGAAAGAGCCGAACAATACGCGGAAGATAATTATTGGCCCCAGAACACGACGGCTTGTTTTAACTATGGGGGTTGCAAGTTTAGAGCCGTTTGCGCCCGCAGTCCTGAAGTCAGGGAAGCCTTCCTCAACGACGAGACCCAGTTCCAAAAAAGAACGTGGGATCCATTAGTGGCAAGAGGTGATGTTTGAAATGCCCGCGCTCTCCGATCACAGTTCAAATGTCACAACAAAGATGCTCTTGTTGGGCGATAGCGGGGTAGGCAAGTCTGGTGCCTTGGCCTCATTGGTAGAGGCTGGATACAATCTCAGAATCCTGGACTTCGACAATGGGCTGGATATCTTGGCCAATGTTCTCAAAGCCAAAAACAAACCCGAGTTGTTGGAAAAAGTCAACTTCCAAACCTGCACCGATGGCTCACGAATATCAGGTATCAACATTGTTCCAACCGCAACTGCCTGGACCCGTGCCATCAAGATCCTTGGAGACTGGCCCGATGGAATTGGAAAAATCGAAACCTGGACCACCCAAGACATCCTGGTCATCGACTCTCTTACTTTTGCTGGAAAAGCTGCTCTTCGATTTATTCTTAATCTCAATGGTCGTGTCGGGGATATTCCTGGTTGGAGCGATTATTTTGCGGCCCAGCAGCTATTAGAAAAGCTATGTGCCTCCCTCTATTCAGATATGGTGAAAGCCAATGTCATCTGCATATCCCATGTTCGAGAGGTCGCCAAAACGCACCAAGAGGTTGATTCGAAAGGGCGGCCGATCACGGTCGAAGAGGAGGGCAGTCGAAAAGGCTATGCAGAAACTGGAGCCGGTAAAGCTCTCTCTCCAGTTATCGGACGGTACTTTAATTCAGTGCTCCTTGTCGATATCGAGGGGACTGGCGCTGGGACTCGTAGAATTATACGAACGGTCCCGCACGAGAACGTGGGTTTGAAGAATAGTTCGCCAGCAGTTGTGAAGCCCAAGTACGGGATCGAGACTGGATTGGCAGAGTATTTTGTGGCCGTGCGCGGAGCACCATCCAATGGCAACCCCACTTAAAATCGAAACCGAACAATCCATCCTTCAGCTCACCGCACTGGGTCTCAGTGCAAAACTCATCCACCGTCAGATAGGAGTAAACCCGCACACAGTATCATATACGCTTCGCAAGCATCATACAACGAAGAGACAACTGAGAATCACCCTAATCGAACAAACATCAAAGGAGTTAGCAATGGCACAAGTGGACTTTTCAAATCTCTTGTCGCAGCCCATGGATCAGATCAAACGGCCCCCGGTCAAGCCAGCGGGCACGTATCATGCCACAATTGCGGAGCACAAATTTGGCAGATCAGCCAAAAAGGGCACCCCATTCGTTGAATTTCAGTTCACTGGGGTTCAACCAGGTGATGACATTGATCCCGAGCAACTGAAAGACACCGATGGGACTCCCATTGATTTGTCCAAGTGGAAACCCAATACCCAGTTTTATCTGACCCAGGACTCGATCTTTCGCCTCAAGGAGTTCATTGAGGTGCTGCAGATTCCGACCAAGGGGCGATCGATGAACGAGGCAATCCCAGAGACCAGGGGACTTCCAGTATTGCTTACTGTATCTATGAAAGCCTCTGAGGATGGCAGTCAATTTTTCAATCGCGTCGAACATGTCACGGCAGGATAATCAGGGCCAGTAATGCGTCCCTGATGAAAGACAGGAGCGGGTCATCCAAGTCCCCGATCCGCTCCTGTTGATTGGAGTCCCAAATGAAAACAATGCCAACAGCCCAAATCCCATTCAATATCCCAAAGCTTGGCCGTATCATCCTCACTCGCAACGACGGTGAGATCCGAGTCGCGGTCTTTGAACTGGACGCTACTGGCAATAATGTCATTGGACTCAGCAGCTATGTTATTTCCAAATCCAATCTGGCAGTCGCAACAGCCGATGCAACTGAGATTCTCAGAGATATCACGTTGGAGTTATTGGATTGACCTTATTCAAACCTTGTATCACTTCGTACGGGCCCAAGGATGCCAAGATAGTATTGTTGGGCGAGGCCCCAGGCGAGAGTGAAGAGATAGCTGGCATTCCCTTTGTTGGTTCATCTGGCCAACTCCTGCATGAACTCTGCAAGATTGCCGAGATCGACAAACGCCAGTGTTATCAGACCAATGTGCTTTGGACCCGCCCGCCCAATAACAAACTGGAGCACTTCCTTGGCACAAGAGATGACGGCAACATTATTAATGAAATGCCCGCACTGTCACCGGGTCGTTTCCTTAGAGACGACTTTCGTCCCGAGTTGGAACGGCTTAGAGGTGAGCTACAATCTGTTCACCCCAACCTCATCGTCGCACTCGGAAACACAGCCTGCTGGGCAGTTCTCAGACAAACCAACATCAGTAAGATCAGAGGAACCATAGTCGCCAGTCCGTATGGGAAAATACTCCCTACGTATCATCCCGCCGCGATTTTTCGCCAGTGGGATCTCCGGCCAGTGGTCATTGCAGACCTGATGAAGGCCAAAATCGAGAGCGAACATGCGCAAATCAATCGTCCCCAGAGGGAAATCATCATCAATCCCAACTTCGAAACTATTGCCGCCTTCCACGCTCAAGCCAAAAACTCAAAAGCAATTGCTATCGATATTGAAACATCTAGAGGCCAAATTACATGCATCGGCTTTGGAATTTCGCGCGCGCTTGCTCTTGTCATACCATTTGTCGATCATCGAATGGGCGATAAGAGTTTCTGGCGCTCCGCAATCGAAGAGGTCGAGGCATGGCGATGGGTCCAACGATTATTGATGTTGCCAAACCCCAAGATATTTCAGAACGGACTGTACGATTTACAATACATTCGGAGGGCCGGACTCTCAGTTATCAATTCACTCCACGATACTATGTTGTTACATCATGCAATGCACCCGGAGCTTTTGAAGGGGCTTGGATTTATGGGCTCGATTTATACGAATGAACCTGCATGGAAGATCATGCGCTCGCGCAGCAGTGATCAATTGAAGAGTGATGATGAATGAACATCCTGATCGCGTGTGAAATATCCGGGCGCGTCCGGGACGCATTCAGGCGCAAGGGCCACAATGCTTGGTCCTGCGACATCCTGGGCTTGGAAGATATTCCAAAGCCCTATGCAGAGTGCCAGCAATTTCCTGAGTTTCACATAAAAGATGATTGCAGGAATGTCATCGGCAACAGATGGGATATGATGATAGCTCATCCGGAGTGTACATTCTTGTGTAACAGTGGGGTCAGGTGGCTATACGAGACCGGATACAAAAGGAACCCGATTCGCTGGGAGGCCATGAAAAACGCAGCGGGATTCTTTGCAACTTTGTTGAATGCACCGATAGAAAGGATTGCAATAGAAAACCCGATCATGCACGGGCATGGGAGGCAGTTGGTTGGAAGAGGGCCTACCCAGATCATTCACCCGTGGATGTTCGGGGAACCTGAGAGCAAATCAACCTGCTTGTGGTTGAAGGGTTTGCCAAGGCTGGTTCCCACGCATCATAACAAGTACCCAGAACAGGCAATATTCCGGATGGGGCCCGGACCACTTCGGTCCTTCAAGAGATCACTCACTTTCAAGGGAATTGCCAATGCCATTGCGGAGCAATGGGGATGAGCAGGATCCAAACCTCAACCCTCTCGCCCAACCTCGATGCGCACACGCAGCATCAGGTTTACAATGGATTGGATTGTTGTCTCACGTTTGAGATATTTGAAACGCTCGAAAGGCAGCTGCAGCAGAAGAATGATCAATCGAACGCGCTCATCTATTCATTTGAACGTGGGATGCAAGCGCCAGCATTGGAGCTAATGGAACGCGGTTGGCTCATTGATCCAATCGAGCGGGCCAACGGCAAGACCCTATTATCCAAGCGCAAGCAGGTGTTGATTGAGATCCTCAATGCATTCGGGCAGGCATTTTGGGACCGGGACTTGAATGCCAACAGTCCCAAACAAATGAAAGAATTCTTCTATGATCGAATGCGATTGCCAGTCCAATACAAAAGCGACAAAGGCGTTCGGACCATCTCGACCAATCGCGAAGCATTGGAAAAACTCTACGACTATTTCTATGCCCGTCCAATCATCAATACAATCTTGGCCATTCGGGAGACTTCAAAGAAACTGTCTGTTTTTGAAACGGAGATATCAAATGATGGCCGAATGCGAACCAGTTATAACATTGCAGGTACAGAGACGGGACGCTGGTCCTCCTCAAGTAGTGCTGATGGTAGCGGGACAAACTTACAAAACATCACCCCAGAGCTGCGTCGAATGTTTGTGGCCGACCCTGCATGGAAATTATGTTACCTGGACTTGGAACAAGCAGAGTCTAGAGTCGTGGGACTCTTGGTCTGGCGTGTGGCGAACGACCCCACTTACCTTGATGCTTGCGAATCCGGCGACCTCCACACAACCACAGCCAGACTCGTTTGGCCAGGACTTGGCTGGACCGGCGAACCCAAAGCCGATCGAGTCCTTGCTGATGTGCTCTTCTACCGTGGCTTTTCTTATCGCGATATGTCTAAGCGTGGCGGGCACGGCACTAATTATTTCGGTACTCCACGAACTATGGCCCGGCATCTGAAGGTCGAGGAGCGGGTTATGGCCCAGTTCCAGGCCAGTTATTGTGGCCCGATCGGCACCCCAGGTGGGGCCTTTCCAGGGATCAGGCACTGGCAGGCCTGGGTCGGCCGGGAGCTATTGCTGCATCAATCCCTGACCACTATCCTTGGCCGCAAGCGCATCTTCTACGGTCGGCCAGGAGATGATGCCACCCTACGCGAAGCCATCGCCTTCGAACCCCAATCAGTAGTCGGTGACATTCTGAACTGCGCCCTCTGGCGTGTCTGGAAACATGAGCCTAGAGTACAGATCCTGGGCCAGGTCCATGACGCGATTGTGTTCCAGTACCCAGACAATCCAACCACCGAATCAGATATCCTAACCAATGTCCTCGCCCTCACCAGAATACCCATCACTGCCAACAACCGCACCATAACCATCCCTTCCGAATGCAAGATTGGCTACAACTGGGCCAACGCAGACCCAGCGCACAAGCTCTATGCCGATGGTAACCCGATGGGGCTGGTGAAATGGGGAGGGCAGGTTGATGGCCGTCATCGAGAAGATCATTCCCAAGCTACAGCTGGCTCATAAGGATTGGATCAATGACTTTCTCGATTACACATCTGGCATACCTAGCCCCGAAATCTTCCGTTTGTGGAGCGCGATAACATGCGTTGCGGGCGCACTCGAAAGACGTGTCTACATCGTGAGTGCTGGGACTCAGGTGTTTCCAACCCTGTATACACTGTTGGTTGGCAAGCCTGGGACTGGCAAAAGCCAGGCGATCCGCCATGTCAACGCGCTCTGGTACGCGACCAAGGATCTCCACGTAGCCAGCCACTCTGTCACAAAAGCGAGCCTGGCCGATGAACTCCACGCGGCCAAGAGATGTATTGTTCCTCCAAATGGAACGCTCATTGAATACCATTCACTTCAAATTGCCGCATCTGAGTTTGGAGTTCTCGTTCCCGCACACGACCTGGAGTTCCTCAATTTCCTCAACGCGATCTACGATAACGATAGCAACTACCGCGAATCCCGACGAACTGGAAATAGAAAAATTGATGCTATCAATCCTCAAATTAATATCCTCGCAGGAACCCAGCCAGCTTATCTAGCCTCATTACTACCTGAGGAAGCTTGGGGAATGGGCTTCATGACACGTATGATCATGGTTTATTCTGGGGAAAAATTTAACATCAGACTTTTTGATAAGGTAACAGCTAACCAAACCCAATTTGGAGTCCTGTTGGATGGTCTCAAATCCCTGCTCAATGCGTTTGGCGAAGCTGATTGGCAACCTGATGCAATGTTCGCGGTTCAGGCCTGGGCCGACTCCGGCTTCCCGCCCGAGCCCGAACATTCGAGGCTCGAATCTTATAACAGCCGCCGGATTCTTCACCTTCTCCGTCTCTGTATTGTTTCTGCTGCTAGTGGCGGTCATTCTCTTTATATCACGTTAGGGGACTTCCATCGAGCATTGAATTGGCTCATCCAAGCAGAGCAAACAATGCCAGACATCTTCAAGGAAATGGTCCAACGCTCAGATTCGCAGATCATTCAAGAACTGCATATGTTTGTTTGGAATCTCTGGATCAAGAGCAACAAGCAGAACATACACTCTGCTAGGCTCTGGAACTTCCTCCAAACCAAAGTCCCAAGTGACAAAATCCAACGCGTTCTAGAGACCGCGATCAGATCCAATATCCTGGACCATGATCCAACCGCCGATACATATCGGCCTAGACCCCGCAGTGAGCACGGGCTCGAATAATCAGGCGTGGACGATGAACCCGAAGGCGTGCCAGCCGAGCAGAAACAATAGAATGAAGATTAGAAACTCGTTCATATAAATGAATGGTCCTGTGACCATACCCCATCGAACGCCCATCCATGAAAGGATGCAGAGTAGCATGATCAACCAAAAAATAAATCCTATCGACATGACTGTTCTCCCTAGTTTGATCTGGTTGCATTTGGTGGCGGTTGTATCAACGAGCGGTTCATCAATAGATCGATCTGGGCCTGCATAGCAGCTAGCCGACTAACCATCAGTTGGTAAGTCTTCTCATCATTCTTATCATGCAGATCGAATTGGCCCTTGGTCACCAATTGTGAATCCTGTTCGCGATTCTCGCGTTCGATCCTGGCAATGTCAGCAGTAAAACGTCGAACGAATTCATCGTGCTCGCGCAGGGATAGGTAGTTGGTTTTGATATCCCTCAGCTCTGCCCTGGGATCAGCCAGTTGCCAAAACCCGCCAATGATCGCGATCAGTAGAATCCCAGTTGGAACATAGTTGCTCCAACTAGCCGCACCTGATGTACTCATGACACATCACGCCGGCTTTGCCATCGCAGAGGCCGCAGAGGTGCCAGCAGGGACAATGGTTTGCGCAGGGATGGCCATAGCCAAGGCCTGGCCTGCAGGGGTTGGTTCAACAATAATACCTTTGACTGGTGATGCTGGATTGGCCGCAATGTCTGCGACAACCGCAACCGCATTCTTTTCAGAGTGCGTGATGAATCCCCATCCAGCTACAATTCCAGATGCAGCCAGTCCAATAAAGGTCTCGCTCGTGATAACACTCATCACCTGATCAGATGTGAACCATCCTTTGCCAACAAAGAAGCCAGCAATGACACCGCCGAATGTTGAGACCAATGAGCGAACGAGGCTTTTGATCTGTTCGGTGTTGATGCTTGATGTGTTCATGAGTTGGGCATCCCCTCAGATGAGGTTGGTGGTGCCTGAGCAACCTTCGTTGTGGCTGTTTGGACCTGACTGCCAATAGTTTGGATGTGCTGGCCAATGGTCTGGAAGAGATCAACACCTGATTTGGTTTTGAATGATTCAATGAGTTTCAAAACCTCCTCGATGATTGGAATGGCCGCATTGGCCCCGACCGATACAGCTGGTGGGACGAATGGCAATCCAGATATGAAGGGTAGGAACTTCTTGATGCCCTCCAGGAAGGCAATGATCTGTGGAATCGGGTCCTGGATCTGTGCGGGGACTGTTGGGACTACTGGAACATCTACCATAGGACTAATTCCCTTTCCTGGCCACTCAGCCACCAGTTGTGATTGCGTGGTATCACCATATACCACGTTGAGATCAATGCCAGTTCCTTTTATGCCGGCAACTTCATGGGGTTCCGGACCAATCCCATCCCCAGTGTATTGCCAGAGCCAGTACTTCGAGTAGCCAGCCGGGACAACAGCATTGGATCCATACTGAGCCAACCAGAGCCGCCGGCTCGTCAGATAGTCATGATCGGTTTGGCTCAACTGCCCAATGGTTTCCTTCAATCGATTGCCAGAATAAATAGCTGCTTCACGACCAATTGCTTGCTCAAGCTGATGCATAAACTCGACCGCCTGATGTATGGACATATTGTTGCCCTGAGGATGATCCTCATAGTCCAACACCATCAACGTGGTCTTGTCCGGCGCAGCCGTCTTAACGAAGTGATCAATTTGAGCCGTTACATCAGATCCATTATTGAAATGATACGCACCCCAAAGCATTCCAGCACTCAGACAGCCATTGCGTCTGGTCGCATACCTCTCATCAACAAAGCTGGTCCCCTCCGATGCCTTGTGTATGATGCCCCATATACCCGCTGCCGCTGTCTGCCTAAAGTCTATGACTTCATTGTGATGTGATAAGTCGCTGACTCGTGGAATCATCCTGAACCCTCCAATATCATGGCAATCTGGCCAACCACAATCGGAGCGCCGAACTGTTTCGAGACCCGCTCTTTGAGCAAAGCCAGTTCCTCAACGGTCATCTCATGTTCACCGCTCAGGATCTTCTGTCCCAGTTTGAACCTGAGCACATGGTCTGCCACATTAGTCTCGCCGTTCTGTTGCCCAACCAGTGCTGTTGCACAGGCACGGCCCAAGGTCAGGGGCTTGGTTCCATCAGTCAGAGGTTCGCCATCAAGTGTCACCAACAACCTATCAAAATTAACCTTCATCCCATGCTCCTATCCAGTTAGAAGATTAACAACACCAACACCAGGGATTGTGATTGGAAACTTTCCAGTAGCAGTGAATGGTGATCCGCCAGTTGTATATCCTGGTGCCTGCAGACTCAAAACTGACCACTCCATCTCAATAGTTGCCGTTGATGTGCCGGTGGCCGCGCCGATCGTGATGAGTGCCGCATCATGCCCAATCTCAACCACCGTCGCATCCGCACCAATAAAGATCGCGCCAGCAAAGCTGCCAAAGAACTCATTGTTGGCACCATCAACAGTTATAACCGCAATATCTGCACTGCCCGCTGCATTGCGCCAACTAACCGTGCTATTATTTGGACACCTAATCGCTGAATCAGCAAACGATGCTGTGGCCATATCGATTCCATAATTATGAACATTTCGAATATCAATCGAAACAGCTGCGTTTCCGAGATCCTGAAACGAAGCCTGTTTCACAGAATCCAGGACAATCGAAATCCCCCTATTCCACATGGCGGCGGATCCACCAATCTCTATTGCCGTAGTACAACGGTATCCACTATTTCCAGTTATTCCCAATCCAACGGCAGTTGGTCTAGAAAATCCAGCACCGCCATCGCCATCACCACAGTTTGTGCCAGAATTATTATTGAAATCCAGTTCATAACCAAAAGCGGCCATGTTAGAAACACTGCCAGATTCAAGTGTCGTGACAGTGTTAAAGGCCCACACATCGCCCGAGCCAGGGTTCGCTACCAGACCAGAATAGAGCGCGACCTTATCGCCATCATTATCAATCCCTGAATGACTCGCACCAAGGTTAGATGTGAGGCCAATGTTGACTAGAAATTCTCGCGTTGTTGAGGATTGTGTGGTTCCTTGGATTGAGAGTTCGGCCAGAGTTGTGAGGCCATTTCCGGTTGGCGCTACAGTTTGGGTTGGACCTGAGCCAGTGAACACGAGTGAGTTGAGTGTCAGATCACCAGTGATTCCTAGGAGGGCCAGGGCATCCGCAACTGTGGCTGCTTCAACAATTGGAACCATTGCAGCTGAGACAATGTTGGTTGGGAGTGTTGAGACAGCAGTGGGGTTGCCCTGAGAGTCAAACCCGAGCACAAACCCGGCGCGTTGGGCCTGAGTAGGTAGGGCATTATTGAAGTTGTTATCGCTGACTGGGAAGATGATCGCCCGTGAGTATTGTTCCTGGAGTTGTTGGATCTGAAACTCCAGCGTGTCCAATCCACTCTCAACAACTTCTGGATAGAACCCGTCCTGATTAACCAGGTCCACTTCCTGCGTAAGCGGCATTACCCTCTGGATTGTGAGCTTGGTCCCCACTGCGATAGCCGATCCAACCAACGGATATGTGAGTGTCCCACCCGCCGAATTCCCCAATCCACTAATCGAATAGGTAGCCGAGTTCACCAGCGTCTGCGTTCCATCCACAGCCGTAAAGTAAACAAACGCATCACTCGCCTCTGGTATTTCAAATGTAAATGAAAATGCCGTTGTGGCCCCGTTGCCCTGATAGATGATCTTGGATGCCTGGGTGGTGACGGTCATCTGCGTTTTTCCTTAGAGGTTCCAGTAAGCAGTCCTTGTCCCCACTTCAGGACACTACCATTCGGGTTCTCTTTGCGCTTGCCAACATCGAATCCATATTGAACAGCTGTGCCCAGTTGCTGTGTAGCACCAAGCCCAAACAGCCAACCAGGCGTTTCGATCGCATGTTTGACGGCCTTCTCAGCCTTCTTGCCATTGATCATGCGCTTGGCATCAACTGCTGTTGCGAGTGCGCCCTTGAAGAAATCATCGAACGGGCTCAAAGAAGGATCTCGGCCATGCAACAGACTATACGTGAGCGCATTGACAACTGGCACCTGACCGCCGAATTGTGAAACCGTGGCCTCAGCCGCTGCACCCTGCCAAGATTCATTTTGATTCCCACGTATGACCTGATGTACAATTGCTGGTGCCACAATCAAGGCAGTTGCAGCGGCCGCGCCCTTGATGAAGCGATCGGATGTATCGAGTTCATCATTCGCGATATCCCGAACGGCGCTTCGGGTTCGATTATAGTTGTGGTTCCAATACCCATTGTATGCAACTGTGAGCCATCGATTAACTTCGCCCCGTCCAATGTTGGCACGATTGACTAGGCTGGCCGAGCCGTGGGCCTGACGAACGGCTTTGTCAGCTACAAACACCGCATCATCATGGCCGAGCCCATCAACCCGGGCCTCCTTATACTTGGACATAAAGACTGGCGTGGCTGTCAATTGATCAATGTAAGCAACCATTGCCATTGACCATTGGATGTGAAGGGCCCGGACCCTAGCAGCATCATCTACGAAGCCCTGGCTAACAACCTTGGACATCTGCGCGCCAAAGTCACGCTGCATTGATCGCTGTCTATTGCGAAGCTCTGGCGAGTTGGCCAATGCCCACTCACTCAACGATTTCATTTGCTCTTCATTAGCAAAAAACCTCCGCGCAGCATCTGGCAGGAACTGGCCCATTCCCAGATCCTTCATGTTCTTGATCAACTGCAGGGGCCCAATCTCATATGCCGATGCCGCTGCCGCACTGCCACCATGGATCGCTGCTGTCGAGACCCGCCAGCCCATCAACATCGCCACAACATTCTCGCGCATATTGCGGCTGGCCCAATTAGCCATCACATCAGATTGGGCCCCGCCATTGTTGGCAATATCATGAAGCCAGGGCTTGAACTGTTCCACATACTCAGGGCCAAACGCCTTATCGAAGCCCTGTTTTACAATTGGATCGCTCAGGACTTTGTTTGCATTTGCAACGGCTTCTTGCAAAAACACCGCATGAGCGGTTTCGTTGATTCGATTGTGGATACTATTGATGGTCAGATCTAATGGATAGGCCACACCAGTTCGCGCTTTGAGGGCCCGAGCCATTGGCAGTGGATCAAAGTATGGCTTGTCTGCCATTTCAGTTGTGCGCTCATAGCCCAGAAGCACAGCACGGGGATCCTTCACGAGCGGATAATACCCACCACTTGCTTTGCCGTTGGTCAACTCCAACGGGACCTTCTCAACCATCGGCACCGACACACCAGTTCGGCGCTCAGTCAATCCCTCCACTAACGGCGCCAGCTTCGCAAACATATCCCAAACACCCTGAACAAACTTAATATCCATCTCAGTCATATGCTTATCAAGAAATGCCTTTACCTCTGCCTCAGTCCAGCCCATACCACGAGTCAACACCGATAGATTGGATGCGTTGCCAGAGTTCAACGCAATGGCGATCTTGTTCTCATTGGTCAGCCGCATCACATTCCCATCAGCATCCTTTAGGATCTGATTATCAACCACATCTGCTAGTGCCCTACCCCATGCGCGATCAACAGGCAGATTCCTGACATCCTTCGCCAACTCTCCAATCATATCAGCCTTGGCATTCTCCCCTTCGTATAGCTTGCGATAAACTGATTGATTCAAATCCCCCAATGGATCATTCTTGTCTGCCCAATCAAACAGCTGTTCCATTTTAATGAGCCGCGCATCAATGTTCCGAGCGGCTCGTCTGGTCTTGCCAATGATTCCCTTCACAACTGGGTCAAAGTCTTTCTTCTCCAATGTGTCCAAGTTCTTGGCAATATTTCCAATCACATTTTCATATGCTTCCTTCTTTTGCCCAACCTCAATCTTCTTTACATCTCTGCCTGCATGTTCGAGGCTATCAATTGAGTTGACCAAATCCCTGAACTCACCAACAGTGAAATCGCTGTATGAGTTCTTGGCTGGCAGATCGGGCGGGATAATGATTTGGCCCTCACCAAACTCACCAGCTTGAGTCTTGATAAAATCATCTAATGATTTGCCCTTGAGCGCCGCACTCAAATTGGTTGGATCGCGTTTGATATCAATGCCAACCTGTTGCAGTAGTCGATGAATCTGATCTGTAAATGGTTGTGCGACTGATGGAATATTAGCCTCACTGGCGAATTGCCCAAAGGTCCGCTCTGCAGAGGCTTTGAATTTGTCAAATGCTATTGCTTGTTTGGCCAGACCAAATGCCAAAAGCCTGCGTTGGGCCCACTTGAACGCATCATCGATCTTGCCTTTCAGGAGGGCCCGTTCAATCTCTCGCCCAGCCTGCATCAGTTCGCGTTGCATTCTTGCAGAGTTTATATCTCTAACCGCAGTTCCTTCGAATTTATTATTAATCATCCTCTGAACATCTGCTCGCGCTAGTGGAGTCTCAACCCCATTCTGTTTTGCCAGCGCACGAAGTTCAGTGGCCAAAATATCCATCTGCTGATTGCCAAGAACGGCTTCTTCGGCCTCTCTCCGAATGTTTTCATCCAAATTCCCATACCGCGCTTCCATGCGACGAGCAGTTTCCTCATCTATGAGTCTCTTCAAATGCTCTTCTGGAATCAACTTGGTTTTATTCCTAGCCTTATTCAATGTCCCCAATTGATTGAGCATGGCTGCGCCAGAATTGAATTGAAAGAGCGGGGCAGCATCATCAGGATTCACACCATCTTTTGCAAACATCTCCTTCGGCAGACCCGAGCGTTTGTAGTCAGATGAGATTTTGATATTGGCTGGTACGAGAGGATCTGGATGCTTCCCGGTTCGGAAGTATGTGTCGGCCATTATAATAGGATTGTATTTGGTTTCGGTCTGAACAACATTCTTGATCTCAGCCTCGTTGGCTTTCCATTCGGCAGACTGGCGACGTTTGATTTCCTTCGAAGCTGCACTGATTGCCTTCTCATCAATAGCTGTTTGTCTAGCCTCAATCTTCTTATTGTATGCCGCGAACTCTGGTTCAGTCATGCCAGCAGCTTTGGCATCGGTGAAGATGGGATTGAGATGGAGGGCCTCAGATTGAATCTCAGCAACCTTGGCAACTGCTGATGCAACCGGACTATCATTGACCGCCTTAATCCGCGCGAGATCATCATGGAAGAGTACAAAGTTTCTAGTCAATCTCCTCTTCTCAAAGTCCGCCAATTCACGAGTTATCAAATCCCGCTGATGCTGGGGTAGGTCCAAATCAGGATTCTTTAACATCTCACGATTGAGTTCATCCATTCTTGCAGTTTCGCGCGATCCAGAGTCCAAATACTTCGATCCAGGAATTCCGGCCTCTTTCAGTTTGGCAGATGTAGATTCAGGCGTGAATCCAATGAACCCGTTCTCAATAGCAGTCTTTGCACCCGCATGTTGGAATTCTTCCCATTTCTTCTCCCCCATCGCCTCCTTTAACTTTGCCTGAATCTCTGGTGTCTGCTCTGACAGCCACTTATCCAGATCCAAAAAATCCTCTGGCTTTGCTAAGATTCGGGTTTGATAGATATGGCCAGTCTGATCCTCAAGGGCCAATCGCCTTTGATACTCCTCCGCGACCTTTCGATTCTCGGCGAAATATAGTCCATGTCCATAGGTCTGTGCGCCTTCGCCCGTTCCGATCTTTCCAACATCAAACTGTTCGAATTGGTGCGGCGAACCATGATAAACATCGAAGCCGGGTTCTTCAGTTGGTGTAGTCTCCTTCAGATCCTTAGCTTCGGCTAATGAAACTCCATCCCTGCGCAGGCGAAGGAAATCCTGCAATTTGGTGTGTACGCTTGAATCAATTCGAGCTACGTAACCGCCCAATGAGACTTCAACATCCCCACCAGTTTGCTGTGCATCTTTGACCTTGGCCTCAAGATCGGGAATCCAACCCAGGAGACCATCATCGGGCGAGGGGTATTTCTTCTCGGATGCATAGAGGTCAGCTATTGCATCAGCGGGGATGCCAATGGTCTGGTCATTGGTTGCAATGGTATTGAAGCTCTGCGAAGCATCCTTTGAGCGGCCATGAGTTTCGGTTCGATCACGATCTTCAATCATTCTATCGAGATTGATCGAGTCCAGTTTGGCCTGCTGACCATGAACCTCATCAACGACTGGATCGAAGCCTGGAGGTGGAGTGATACCATGATCGAGCATGGCAGCAGATTCGGGCCTGATGGTTGACTCAGGCTTTGCTGCTGCCTTTGCTGCTGCCTGCATCTCACGGGGAACGCTGGGCGCGAACATAGGCTCAACCAGCGCGCCCTGAGCAATGATCCCAATGTCTCGATTGAGCCGATTGGCCCAAGCCTCAGACATCTTGGGATAGCCCATTCCAGGATCTTCCTGGGCCAACTGGGCACCAAACCCCTGCAAGGCTCCAATGCCAGTCCCAATCACCCCCTGCGCAGCTTGGCCTGCCAATCCAACCCCATACACAAAGTTCTTCAGTGCATGTGTCAGATATGGATGAGTCTCAGAGGTTGGCAGTTGTTGTATTTCTTGAAGCCACTGTGGAGTTTCTTCTGGTGTTCCAGCATATGCTCCTGCTTTGGTCGCCTTCCAGAGTCGCGACAATAGTGATTCATCAGTTAGATTCTTGGCTGTTTCAGTTGCCCGCTGCAAATTCTCATAATCATCATGCGAGATCTTAGCATGAAGTGGATCGGCCTCAAGGTAGCGTTGGATGGTAGGATTGGCAGCTACAATTGTTGAAGCCGTGCGCTGCCCAATATCCTGCTTTGCGCCAGGCAGATCAGCATCAATCACAACTCCAGGGATGCCAGACTTCTTCGATAGACTGAGCGACTCTCCTGCCTGCTGCCCGTTCGAGCCCACACTGCCAATTGCCCGTGGCAACACCGCAGGCTTCGCAAACCCCGCATATGGATCACTCTCATCAATCTGATTCGGTGCTAACGCTGGCGTATCAAACCCAGCATATGGATCATCACTGGCCACTTGGGTTCAGCCTTTTGTAGATCTGATAGATCTCTTGCTCTTGAGGGGGTCTGCCATCATATCTGGCTTTGAAGTTCTTTATAATCTCCTGACGAGTATCATCTGGGATTTTAAATGCAGGTTCATCTGAACCAAACCCAAAGCCATGCCAACCAAACATCCCTGGTCGCTCAGTCTGTCTCAAAAGCCTCGCTGCAATCTTACCCTGTTCATCAGAATTCGGATACTTCCCATTGTTCGCAGCCGCTGCACTCTCCAGTTCCGCTTTGTACGCGCCCATGAATTGATTGTATTGTTCGGTCTTGGCCTTGTCAGTTCGAGATGGAAAGATCTCTGCACCGCCCAATTGCTCCACAACCAATGGATTCGTCCGGGCCTTGTTGAACTGACTGTTCGCCTCAATCTGACCCTTATAACTACGCTGCGCAGTGAACACCTGATTCTGCTGCTGAAATGTCAGATCCTTTTCCTTCGGAACCACCATCAAGAATCCCTCAGGATCGGTCTCTTTCATGCCCATTATTTGATTGAAAGTATCGACTCGTGCCTGAGTCAGTGGCACATCATCCTTTGTGTTCTTTTGGATCAATGATCGCAGTTGTGGAATGGCCGCCGGGTTATCCTTTGATACCTGTTGCCAAACCTCTTCGAGCGCGGGGTTTGAATGGATGGCATCCTCAGATGTAATCTTTGGACTCTGCGTAGAACCATTAATAACTTCTCTCAATGTATTCAAATTTCCCCGTTCAAATTCTCTCTGCCCTTTCTTGACCATATTATATTCGCTAGAGATCTTATTCTCCAACTGAAGCTCGAACCCAGGATTGTTCTTGTATTGATCCTGAGCGGCGATCCGCTTCGCAGTCAATTGTGCTTTCAAAAGCCAATCATTCCCCGCATCTGGCGTCAGCGGTTCAATGTCTTTGACTCTGCCATTTACAATATCATTAGCAATCTTCTTAGTCCCCACATTTGTATCTGCCGTCTGTAGAGTCTTTTCAATTCCATATTGAGTCTTTTGATTAATATCATCCCTGTGGCGTTCATAAAACGCACGGGCTTCATCGGGATCAGAAATGGCCAATGATTGAATCTTGCGCGCGTAGATGTCACTGCTGACTTCTAGGGCCTTTTCATCAGCAGTTGCTTCTGATCCACCATGGGTTGAGAGAATATTCGTCCGAGCCACACTCTGAGCATGCCTAACTGATTCCTCAACCTGAGCCTCGGAACTTGAGTTCGGTGCGCCGTTTACGGCATTTTGAACAACAGATGCTGCAGTGGTATTTTCATATGAGCGCAACTGCCCAGCCGAATACCGACCGGCTTCGCCGACCATATATCCGAACTGGCGTTTGGAATTGTTATCGAAGATTCGCTTAACTTCGGTGTTGGTGGCTTGGCCAAGGTACTTTTGTCTCAGGGCTTCTTGATCAGAGAGAAACTTGGGCATTGCATCATGGGCCTGACGACCCTCAAGCTGTTGGAAGTCAGTTAGGAGTTTGGTTTTTTCAATGTCCCATTTCACGAACAAGTCGTTGCCATCAGCCTCATTCAGGCGATCCTGCAGCACATTAGCGTGCTTTGCGAGGACATCTCCAACCTGTTCGATTTGACGACCGAGACCTTGTTCGGCCTGTCCAATGCCCGCCCCAAATGCCTCAGGTGTAGCACCAGCCCCAGTCTGGTATGGCAGTCCAGACGCCGGAGTTTGCGTAACCGAAGGAACACCCGAATAAGGAACCGTTGCCATCTAGAACCCCGCAACGCCTTTTTGCTGATAGCCGAGCCATTTATCACTGAACGAAGAGGCACCACCAAGTATGGATGATGCCACTCCAATGCTACCTGCAGTCTGGGCTGCACTAGCCTTCATTGTATCCAACTGACTCTCAGCTGTGAACTGTTGGCCCTGGGCTAGAAACCCGCCCGATTGCTTCATGGCATTGTTCATGATTGTGAGTGTATCGAGCCGGCCAATCTCAGCAGCAGATTGTTGGACATCAAGGTTCGAGCCAGTGTTCACATCGAGTCCCGATGCTGCCTGAGCGGCCTTGATCTGTCCAAGGTTCTGGCCAGTTTTGATGTCTTGAATCTGGGCCTGCTGTCTGCCCGATGCCAATGAAAACTGCGCATTCTGTTGGGCAATCTTTTGATTGTTGGCCGCCACCTGGGCCTGATATGTCGCCGCTTGGGCATTGGCCTGTGCAGTCTTAGATTGTCCATATGCCGAGATGCCCGCCCCAACAACCGTTGAAACAAGCGAGCCCGCAGCCAAAAACAATGGACTAGCCATCAGCTTTGCCTCAGTTCGAACGGCCTTCGAAAGGTACCGTCATTCATATCAGGATAAACCTTGAAACCCAACCATCTCAGCCATCTAATCGATCGGCTAAATCTGGCATCCACATGGCCCTGAATTACATTGAAATGCTGTTTCAATCCCTGCAAATAGATCTGCGATCGCCGAGCAAACACAAACTGATGCTTCTCAATGAGCGGAGTTGTGATGAGCCACATATAGGCAGTGTCACTTAACATTGTCTGCTGATAAATCCCCCACATACAAGCGGGTTCATTGTCAATCATGGCAGTGAATGTATATGAGGCATCCTTGACCGCACCCCTGATGATCTTTTCTTTGTCCAATCCAACCCGTTCGATGCCCTCTTCGAGGCGCATTCGCAGGGCAATATCCTTTACATGTTGGGCTCTGGTTTCGAGGACCTGGATCATTTGCTATCACCGATGATGATCTCAGGTATCACGCCCAGAACTGTAGCTGGCAATGGGTAGTTCTGCTGAATGCAAACTTGACCATAGATATTCCAACTGGGGTCCATTACGATCCGTTGATCACCAGTCTGGAGTTCAATGGGTTGGCCCATTAGCTGAGTATCGCGTTGTTTGTATTCAGTGAGAGTATCGAACGTGGAACCAAATGCCAGACCTCTGGTGTCGGCCACTCTCGTTGTCAAAGCCGCAATCCGTTTGCGTTTGCCCTGGATGGTTGGCTCGCCCACGTCCAAATACAGTGTCTGTAGTTGGGGCATGAACGGCAATCCAATGGTGACCTTTGAACATGGGTGGTCCAATGTAATCTGGCCATTCCGCACGATCTGGTTTGGGAAGACATTGCCATCACCAAGGATTGCAACATTAGCGCCCTCTAGGTGTTGTAGATTGCCAAACGTTGTATCCTCTGCCGTCAATGACCAAGTGCCAGCATCAGCAAACGGAACAACATACGAGGTCCCGTTCCAAATCAGATTGGTTATGTTTCGCGTTAGTGTAACAAAGATTGTTCCAGATCCACTGACAGAGGTGACCACACCTATGCCACCGCCCATTCTGATAACTTTGCCAACATCTCCTGGACCAAACACCGGACTCACAGCCGCAAATGCCACATTCCCAGTGAACCCGCTCGCATAGAGAATCGAATTGGGATAGGTCAGGGTATTGGTCAGACCACAATCAACAGAAAAGGCATCTTCGACTCCGTATGGAAACTCTCGCGTATGCATTCTCTCGATGTACTGTAGATATGATCGATTCCCGATCAGTCGTGAGACCACCGTATAAATAACATTCTCCCGATCTTCCCGAACGGTCGCAACGGATTTGAATAGCCCAAATGTATCATGCTGGGCCCAACCCTGGATCTCCTGTTCTTTCAAATATGTCAATGACAATAACCTGCCATCACTCCTGACCGCCCATACTACTTTAAAGGGTTCCTCCGCAAACGCCCACTCTTTGATAGTATAACCAATAAACAAATGATTAGATAACAAAGAGATGTCCACACCAGTATAGATATTAGTGTAGAAGTTGTATGAAAGATCTCTAACTGTAGAGTTAAAAACATAAAGTATATCATAATTAATCGCCAACGGAGGGACGTCCGAGCAGCCGTTGTAGGCTTGGGGGGTGGCTGTGATGGTGGTGGGGGTGACGGCCGCGTTCGGAGATCCACCAGACACCTGCCAGGCTCCGCCGGACGTGAGCATGATGAGACCGCCGGGCATTCCAATCATATATTTGATCGCATTCACCTGAGCCGAGACCAGTGTGCCTGTGATGGCATCAGAGGCCTTCACTGGATTTGAGACATCGAAGTTTGAAAATGAGCCCGGCTGGCTCATCCAGAATGTTTCTGGATTGGCAGTTGAGGCTGCGAAGACTCGGCGCTGGGAAAAGAATCCGACCGTTCCGGGATTATTACCCCCTGTGAATGGATCCTTGTGACTCGGCGGTCCACGAGTGAAATCAGAAAGGATATTAGCGTCGACACTATTAGTAGTAGTGCTATCAGCCATGAAGCCAAAATTAACGCCAACAGGAATAGACCCGTCTGTAACTGGCGAAGCAGCATAGACATTGTAATACTGTGCTCCAGTTACTGGGTTCCACGTCAGAGCAATACTGCCAGCAGATGATGAGATGTCGGTTGTGTTGATTGCATCAGCCCTAGCCGATGCTACGCTCTCTTGGCCAGTAGCACTAACCGCAGTTACTTCGTATGCGTATGCGGCTGTGCCAGCCCCGGCCGTAGGCGTTGCACTCAGTCCTGTTGGTGCAGCAATATCCGCCCCAACCGCAATCGTTGTAAATGTCCAATTATCAGATGCCAACCGTCTCAATTCATAGATTGGATATCCTGGATGTGTAATGGTCATAATGTCTGCTGTCTGGGCAAACTTCAACATGGCCAGATCATTGGCCGCATATGGCGATACGGCTGTAAACACACGGCCGACCGTTCCGCCAGACACATATGCATTGTATGTGGTTGTGTTGATTGAGTTGCCACCATAGAGATCAACCATTGTAAATGTGCTGGCACCAGTGGGTTGCACAATCACTGTCATTTGATTTAGTTCGGTCATCCCAACAATATCGTTGATGAAAATTGTGTCCCCATTTGAGAACCCGTGCGGGGTGGCAGTTGTAATGGTTCCTGGATTTAGTTGTGTAATTGCGCTAATACCAATGGCTGTTTCCAAGACTGGCGCACCATTGGTGATGACTCGCATGTAGAAATCGCCAAACTCAAGAATGTAGGTCTGGATGGTGGAGAATTGAAATGGGATCAATCTGACTGGAAGCGCAGGATCATTAGTGCCATACTGAGATTGTTTGGCCAAACACACAAACTCCGTACCGGATCGGGTACTGGCCCCGCCTCTATAGTCAACGAAAAAATTCCTACACCTAGCCAATCCAACATGATATTTGGCATAATCAACCCGTGCATAGAGCGAGGACGAAAGCTCGCCCGCACTGAATGAGGGTTGGATTATACTGTTGCTCACGACTAGATAGTTCCATACAGATTACTGAATGGGGCGATCCACGAACTGGGCATGGCCAATCCAACCCCTTCGCGAAAGTTGATCCAGTCAGCTTGGTATTCAATGACGGTCAGACCTTCGTTGCCATCGGTTGCACGGGCCTGCAGGATATATTGGTTGGCTAGTTGAAAGTTGATGTTGGCCAATCCTCGATCACCAGTCAAGGCAATGGTCAGTTTCGCTGCCAAGGCACAAACAAATGCCTCTACGAATTGGGCACTGAACAAAGCTGGATTGACAATCTCAGCCGTATACACGCCAATGGCTTGGTATTGGTTTGTGACCAATACATTGATTTGGTTCCCATCTGAATCCATGTCCATTTGGGCTTCCCACCTAACGGCCGGGCCCTGGACATATGGATACATGGTCACAACATTTGAAAATATCGGAACCCCGATCACGCCAGTAGAGATCTGGGGCACAATTTTTCGAAACTGAATACAGTCGGTTGGATATGCGTACTCGTATAACCATGGTGGGGGTGGATACGCTGGCGTCCAGATAGTCGCACCAGTTGGATTCGTTGGTGTGCCCGGTGCCGACTTCAACAAAGCCAACTGAATCGTCTTCGTGGTGAAATTCCAAAACGCCATCCCTTCGACTTCATCGCGGGTGGCAGTGTATATGAGATTGCACTGCTTGGCCTCGTTGGATTGCTCGGTCAAACTGGCAATGGTCGACCTTGTACCTACCTTTGCCAGTGCCCGGTTGCAAATCGAAGTATCTGAAACAGTCATTTGTTCTCGCCCTGTTTCTTTTCCAGTTCAGATATTCTGGCCTTCAGCCTTGCGATCTGCTCACTCAGATCGGCCACCTGAGCCTCTGCGCCCGCCTGATTATTCAAAGCCACATCCCGTTGCTTCGCAATCGCATTTATCACCTTCTGTAAAAAAGGCGCATCTGGTTGAGTCTGGGCCATCGCATTGGACGATACACAGATCAATATAAATATAAGAAATGATTTCATTTTCAACATGCTGTTACAATGCCATGAATAACAGTGAATCCAGCTGTTGGTGCTCCACTGCATGATGCAGCACCTGGAGTTCCATTGATGTTGTAGCCGACTGTGGCATTGATTGTACCAGTCACATCAACTGTGACAGCTGGATTGGTCTGGCCACCAAAACCAACCCTACCGACTGAATCGATGACGAACCGGAAGGCCGAAGCCGTGGCGTCGAAGATGAAGAATTGCCCGTCGGAGAAGCCAATGTTGCCGGTGCCAGCCGCCGCCAGATCATATTTATGCCCACCAGTATCAATGCTCTGAAGACTGATTCCAGCCCCAGCAGTGGTCGAGCCAACAAACAAGGGCCCGTTGGTGTATGAGGCAATGGCCTCATTAACACCATTTATGAGAAATGTTCCTGTTGCGTCTGGCAGCTGGAGGCTGGGCGTTCCGGTTGCTGGCGGCGTGATGGTTGCTGTTCCAGTTGCGCCCTTTACAACAATTGTCCCAGGTGCCCCGATTGTCCCAGCATATAAATTGCGAGAATAAACCCCAAGCCAACGCGCAGCATCGGTACCAATGTTATAGAGATTGGGCGTGTTCGGCGACAGTGTTCCCTGACCAATGGCCATGGCAAATTCCTGTTTGATACCATAATAAACTGTGCCAGATGCTGAAACCGACGCTGTGGCATTGTTTGCAAGAATGACATGCGTGCCATCGGTGACAGTCGCAATTGTGCTATATAGTGTTGTCGGTGGTGATCCAGCCACAGCATTGAGCACGGCGATTCTAGCACCAACATCTCCAGAAACAAAACTCGCACCCGTTACTGTGAGGTTGGGGGTGCCAGAAACAATGGTAATCGTTCCGGTCGCCGTTTGCGGACCATATGTGAGGAAATCAACATCGCCATGATGAGTAACAAAGTCATTGCCGCTCGATGAACCCCCATTAATGATCGCAGTGGCCACTAAGGTACTAGTAGTATCGGTTATATTAAAAGCCAACTGATACCCACCACCCGTAGACGATCGATCATTAAAATACATAACGCCCTGTTGTGTGGTATTGGCTGTTGTGGGTCTGGCAATGATTGTGTCTGATGTAATGGTCACTGCGCCCAGAACGATTGGCGGGCTCGGGCTTGGAGTTGTAATTGATACATTGGCATTGAAGGTTTGGGCATTGGCCCAAGTGTTTGTACCATCCAGGAACGGAAGCTTATGCCCGCTCGTGCCAGAGTCAGCAGAAAACACTGTTCCAGTTTGAACCAATCCCGAACCTGCTGAATATGTTGTGTTGGATAGAAATTGTACCCAAGGCATGGGAGTTGCGCCTATGGTGCCGCCGGGCACTACAGATGTGGTCCAGCCAGTTCCGCCATTTGTAGAACCGCCAGTCGTAAATACATACGCCAAGACAACCTGAATATCCCAATTCGAATTCATATCAGTCGTACGGGTCCAGGCTCCGCCCGGACATGCGCCAGAATGAGATGTATAGATACCATTTTGTGTAGAATCAGTCTGATCTTTAACCAAAACACGAGTAGTGCTTGTTAATACTCCGTCAATGGTCTGTTCGCCGCACAGAGTTATATTGGCAGTGGTTGCAATCGCAGATGAGATTTTTACTTGAAGAACCGCACTCGCACCACAGGTTGTAAAAATTGGATCACTATTCGCACCAGCAGATGTAAGACATGCACCGGATATACCAGGAACGGCCGCACCAAACCCAGATATACCTGGACCCTTGCCGATCGGAATGGCATGATTGGGAACCGTTCCTTGCGATTGCGCAAGCGCGGCCGAGGCAAAGAGACTAAACCCAACCACCCACCTGATCATTGCGCGCTCCATCCACTATAATCAATCAGCGGGCGAATCATCACTGAGGCATAATCAGATACAATCTGCCACGAGGATTGACCATTTATCTTTTCGCCCGCCGCCGCAACAATTGCAATAGAAAGTCCCTGTGTGCCAACTGCCATTTGATCTTGGACCAAAAATGGTGTTCCCCCGAGCGGGCTATCGAGCCACGCACGTACGCTCATGAGAACTATTGTTATATTGTCTACAGGATTGGGTTTGATGAGAAGTTGAAAATCACAAAACTGCAGGGTGGTGCTGGCAGTAACAAGTCGTTCGGCGAATAATGGGCGCCGAACATATCCATGTGTGGGTCCCGAATCAATTCGGCCCCAGAGGAATGGCGAGGGATTCACATCGTTATTGGTATAGGCCATTCTATTTCCCCAACACTGTCCAAGCCGAGCCATTCCACTGTGCAGCATAGTGGGTTGTGTGAGTACCAGTACCAGTGAGTGTATCGCCCCAATTCAGTCCATTGGTCCCATCACTAACATTAACCTGTTGTCCAGTGAAGAGTCCGGGATCAGTAATACCGGTCACAGGATCGGGAATAGTAGCTACAGTATAAATGTGTTTGGCACTGCACGCGATCTGGGTTGCGATAAAGCCATTGCCACCAGATGCGTCCAAATCGAACGGGTTCGGGCTCGTTGCACTATCCGAAACCCCAATAAGATTGGGACCATTAATAAAGAACGGCACTCCAGCCATGTACAGTCCCGCTACATCGAATTGCCCAACAATGGTAATTCCCGCGAGCATAGAATAGGACATGCCCTTATAAATACCATACTGCGGATTGGTGCCACCAGGAGCCTGTCCATTAGTGCCTTCGATGCGAAGGCCTATTACAGTAGCCAACGATGTCGAGGCGAAAGCATTGAACCCAATACCACAGTCTTTTATCCAGCAGCCTGCAACAACAACGCCACTAGCACTAAAGGTACCAGCATCAGGTGCTCTACCCAGCGCGATTGCAGTACCGCATTTTTCAAAATAACACCCAAGGAGAACCTGCGCGCCTTCGCCGCCAGCAGTCAAAAATCCCCATTCATAACCAATGACGCGACAATTAGTAATTGGACCATCACTTGGCGATGCTATGCCAAATGATCCTGAATAGTTTGCACCTGCATTCACGCTACAATTTTCTATACTATAATCAAACGCACCAAAATAAGACCCGGCCTCCCTCGCATCGTTATTATAAAGGCTTATTCCCTTGTTGGCTGTAACAGTGCAATCGAAGACCCCGCCAGACGAACTGCCAGCGCATCTTATACCGCCACCAGTTGCATGGAGATTGATAACATTGAATTTTTCTACGCGCGTGAGGGTGGCTGATACTCCCGATCCCGGCAATCCTCTTTGCTTGAGCACATAGTCATCAAAGTTACCCAGAAGCGTCACTCCTGGACCGCCGTTCCAATACACAGTAGCACCCCCTGCAGTGTAGTCGATTGGCTTGGACACATAATAAGTTCCAGGGGGAAAATAGATTTCTCCTTTTGTGGGATATTGGAAACCAATGCGATCGCCAAAACTGACTATACCACCAACACCAGTTAAAATAGTAATAGTAGATGATGATGAGAGAAATGGTAGTCCACCGTTTGCAGATTCGCCATCGCCACAGAAGGTAGCGTTATCGGCATCATAGGCACCTTGGCCAAGAGTCGATGCGACAGGGGTCGATAGGCTTATTGTACTGCTGACCGTTTTCATTGCTTGGCTAGTGAAATTTCCCAAGATGATATGCTGGTTTGAGTCATCAAGGAATTGCGTAACACCATAGACCCCACTGCCTTTGGAACTGATTATCTTGGTGCCAAAAGTCAGTGTGCTCGGCGATGCATCGGTGCCGCCATTGTTGATCAAATAATCCCCGACAGTGACCGAGGTGCTGATGCTTGATGCGGTTAGTATTGAATCGGTAACCATATCGATTGGGCCAACGGTCTGCGGAGAACCGTCAACGGTCCAGGAACTACCACTGCCAGTTAAAATCTTGCACGGCGTGAAACTCGCAATATAGTCTCTGATGGTATGGCCAATCGCCAGCGTCCCAGTGACGCCGCTCGTTGTTAGATTATTGCCGCTGATGGTCCCGGTGAATGTCGCATTAGACACAGCACCGGTTAAAGTGGCAACAAGATTGGATGCGTCCGCTTGGATGAAATAGGTTTTCCAATTAAGACACGCTCGAACGGCTTCCCAATCATCAGTCACACCATCGCCAACTGCTCCGAAATCCTTAACATTGTGAATGTCAGCAAGTCGAACTGGCATCGTACGTGGAGTAGATGCGGTATCAGCATCTATTGTTGGGAATGCAAAATCAACAAATGGCTGGGTCATTTTCCAACCACCGTCCAAGCAGAGCCGTTCCAGCGCACCAACAGGCGTTGTGATGCACCGCCCTGCACAGCATCTCCCCAACCAGCAGTTCCGCCGCCAGACTTAGCGCCATCAGTGATGGTGACCTGATCCCCTTCAAGAACATTAACCCCGTTCGTGGTTCCCAATTGCGAATAGGTCCACGTCGGGGCAATATTACAGTTCAACCATTGCGCTGTGTATGCATTACTGGGCGTATCCCAATCAAAACCTGAGCCAGTTCCGCCTTTATAAAAGTCACAAGACAGGAACAACACGTTAGCTCTTGCTGCCGCAGAATAGATTTTACACGCAGCAACTTCAGTCAGGTCGCCTCTGCCATACATGCTCTGGAAAACACCATCCGATACATTCGGGCCGACAATGAGGTAGTATTGACTTGGAAAGTTTTGTCCGGGACCGGAACCGGAATGCCCAAGATTGCCCATTGAGCCGTGGTAAAACCCAGAGCATGTTCCAGCATAGACAATGCCATTGACAGCGCCTTCTTGCGAGCCGCCGTGGATAGCGAAACCAGAAGCACCCACGTCGTTGCCAATGGTGGTGATTGTTTGTGGTGAGGACACTGTTACGGTAGGATTGGACAGCGCATATGTCCCGGTGCCTCCAGGAGTTCCTGTTAGTTGGCTTACAATGAATATTGCACCGGGAATGTTAACTCCACCATCAGAGACGGATTGCAATGGTTTGATTGTTCCCGTTACGGCACCTGGAATGGTCAAAACCCCGCTACCGTCATTGGTGCCGCTATGCGCAATCGTGCCTGTAAATGTAGCCGCTACGCCACTGTCTAGCCCAATCAAATATGTAGTATTGCATTCCTCAGCACGACAGCCATAAAGCGCCCAACCGCTTCCGTAGAGCCGAGCGGCTACATCGCAGCTTGTCCAATTGCAGTTTTGTATAGTTCCATGGGCACCTGTGATAAGGCCAGGAGAGCCAATGTTACATGCTGCAATAAAAAGACTCTGCGAACTGTTGCCCGGCGAGTCTTCAGTTGTTATGCCGCCGCCGCCGACATTCCTGATAGTTACACTATTGCATGAGCCAACACGAATGCTGCCCTCACCCTGGCCAACTGCGAAACCAACGCTCATGTTTTCGATAAAGACATTGGCTGTATTGTTTGGTGTAGCAAGGTGACGATCCAGAGTGTAGCCGGTATTGCCTGGGAAACCGCGTCCATTGAGGAATGTTGAGGCTCCCTCGCCTTTAAAATAAATGCTTAATCCAGGATCGCCGGGCGCGGGATCGTAGTTGAAGGTTATTGGGGCATTGATTGTGTAGAAGCCGGCGGGAAAGAAAATTGTGCCCCGATCGGGGCCAGATGTCCAGTCTACTGCAGCTTGGATGGCCGGACCATCGTTTACTGAACCATCTCCAATCGCACCAAAATCCTTGACATTTTTCTGTTCAGCCAGCCGCACCGGCATACTTCGTGGAGTCGGCGCGCCCTGTGCGGCGAATTGGAAGGTTGTAAAAAGTACATCGGCCATTTTACTCTACCCAGCCAACAGATTGTTGCCGCTGTTATCTACAAGAACGACTGAACTATCATTTAGCAAAAGCCCAGTCGGCGGCGTGCCATGTGTCCAACTCAGTGCAGCTGTGGACAATAGACTCATGAGAGAACCAATCACAAAGCCCCTACGAGATGGCTTCATCAGAACCCCCAATACGCGCGTTGGTTGGCATTGAGACTAGCTTTGTCAGGGGCCGATTGAGTACCAGACCAAAGCCCCATCTCAGTAATATTGCCAACGAGAAAATTTCCAAAACCCTCCTTGAATATGAGTAGAGCCGCAGACATTACCCCTGCGCCTGCAGCTCCAGTAGTAGGAGTTCCGCCATCTACTATGATTTCGGATGAACCTCCATTTAGTGTAAACTGTACGGTATGCCATGTGCTGTCTGCAGCTGTTGCTGTGAGTGAAGCACCAGCATATAGTAGAAGCATATTTGTACTGTTAGCAAAATCAAAAGCAGCCAGCCCATTGATATCGCCAAAGACACCGCTTGTACTTGTAAAATTCCCCGTACGGTCAACTACTTGTGCTACAAAGTTTGGCTGAGAAGCAGGACTGGCAAGAGCGGGCGTTTTTAGAGCCTGACTTCCACTTCCTTGCATACAATATCGACCGCCCACACAAGATAGAGAAAGAGTAGGCCGGTTTGCCTCTGTAGCCTCGATCGCGTCGCATTCTGCTGGCACACCATTATCACACGAAGTAAGACCAGCCTGATCATAGAGAGTTTGGACTGTGCAGCTAACTGCGCAGGTTGTTGCTAGTGGGGTGATGGTTTCGTTGATCCCACCGCCTATTGAACACGTAAGCAATGTGTGTAGGGCATCTGAAGGCGAATAGATGTCTGCGACATTTCCAGTGTAGGCTGCAGTGTAGCAGCGCAAACCCCACCAAGCTATTGCACCGGGGATGATGTCGCCGGGGCCTTGGTAGGCAGCGGCTCCACCGAAGCCCCCACCAACTCCAGTCATAGATAACTGTGCGCGGGGCCTCTGTTCAAGACAGAGAATACCAACGATCAGCAGAGCTACAGATAGAATGTAGCGCATCACTTCCAATCCAGATTCACAAGGAACGTCGAGGCGGCTGGTGCTGTCGTGTCGGCATCGGTGATGCCGGTAGTGACGCAGTAGGTGATGCCAGTTCCAAAGGCAATTCCGATATCGCCAAACGAAATATTAGAGCCAGCACCGTTGGCAGCAGTTGAGGCTGCTGGGATCATCAGACGCTTGACTGGAGTACCAGACCCGCATGTTGCAGATGTGGCGTTGTAAATTTTCAAATAGGCTGGCGCAGAGCCAATGCCATACATCTGAACGCCATAGAGCGTCCCGGCACTGGCCTTTACAACGACTGCTGTGGTGTTGTTGGCAGCAATGTTTCCAGTTGTGGATGAGCCGCCCGTCGTGCCAGCGATTGTTTGAACGGCATTGGTTGTGCCTGGGGTAGTCTGATCAATACTGACTTTGCCAATGATCGCTGATCCAGCTGGAATGGCCGAGCCTGTGTTGGTTGCGATCGTGCCAAGCTGTGAGGTCACCAATCGGAGTTTGGCCGAAACGGTTCCGGTGCTGCCTGCTGTTGCTGCTGCATCGGCATTGGCACCTTGGGTGACATCAGCCCCATCGGCAACTGTGACAGCACCACCACCAGCACCACCAGCAGTTACATTAACGCGCAAGGCACCCGTTGTGTCCAAACTGAGGGGACTGGATTGGGCAGTTGTGTAGCTTGGTGAAGCTGTTGTAACTGCACCCATGGCAAGGTTGCCCGTTTGACCGCTCGTGGTTGAGCCCTGTGCCAAAGTTAGACTACCCAATTGTGTGGTCATCAATCGTAGTTTGGCTGAGAGAGTTCCAGTACCGCCAGCTGTGGAAGCTGCATCGGCAACTGCGCCGAGATCAACCATAGCGCCAGAAGCAACCGAACCGGATGCCAGAGCACCAGAAGCGAACGCGCCCGAAGCAACCGAACCTGATGAGAGCGCGCCCGAGGCATATGATCCTGAGGCGGCTGTGATCGCGCCACCACCGCCCGACGAACCGCCACCCCCACCACCCGTTCCAGTTGGTAGGCCCGACCCACCAACCATATTTACAGTAGTTGTAGATGTTCCTGTTATGCAAGTCAGTTGTGTAGCGCCACCAACCGTAAAGGCAAACCAGCCACCATTAGGAGCCAATGGCTGATCACTGGTGGTTGCAGTCGCGCCCAGTTTGCAATAGGCAAGATTGGTGGTCCCAACATTAGAAGCAACCACAACCGCACCAGATGGCAATGTTCCTGTTACGCCACCCGTCGTTACCGAGATTGGTGTACCAGTTGTTGGACTGGCACCTGGAAAGCCAGTGATTGAGGCAGTTGCTGTGACTGATGCATCAACTTGGACTTTGCCCGCATTAGTGCATTGGACCCAGCCAGCTTGGCCATCAGTCAGAGTGACTGGAGATGCATTGTATGCACATGCAATGGGAACTGGCGGCCCAGGTTGTGGGAGGACCTGAGCCACCAATGGGGCGAGGCCAATGCCACCCAGGACAAGGCCAGATGCGATGATAAGCGATGTCCTGAGTTTCATCAGCGTGGTCCTTACTTTTTGTCTTCGGGCGGGGAGAACATTGGTTTGGGTTTGGAGTCTGGCTCATTCACCATGGGTCTTTTGTAGTGATCATCGAGCCCAGGCCTTGGAGCGCCTGGCGGAAGAACCTTGGCCTCTGAGCCCGTACCCTGTACTGGAATCGCCTTGGTCGGATCGCGTTCGGGCGCGGTCGTTCCAAAGTAGTCCGAGTACAACTTTTTGGCCTCATCATCGAGTGGGGTCATCTGTCGTGAGGGCGGGCGCGGGGAACCCTTTTTGGCCACACCACCCCTGCCATCATCAGTGTCCTGCACATAGCGATAGGCGATGCTGCCAGAATCATCTCCAATGACGGTTCCAGGTTCCAGCAACATATCATCGATGTAGTGTTGAGCGTCGAGTCGATATTGCATGTTCGCTATTCCTCAGTCCAGGTGAGCGAGCCATTCCAAACAGAGGCATTAGTGACTGTAACGCCCTGGATGTTGGCGCAGATTTGCATTGCAGCTCCAGTCAAGGTTGGTGGCTGCAATAGATTGGCATTGTCTCTGGCATAGTCGAAGACCAAGGGCACAATGATAGCTGCAGTTGTTACTACTGGCATGGTCAACGAAGCTGCATCCAAGTAGGTTGGGGCAGTGTCGGTGATAGTTGGATTGGCCACATAGGAGATGAGTGTGGCACTGGCTGCTGCATTGGTGGCCGAGCGGCTCATGATCTGAGTCGTCGTGCCAGGGTTGGCAGTGGTTGAGGCTGCCGTTCCACCTGTATCAGCCACCGTTCGTTTCAGTAGAACAACTGGCAGTGATTGTACTGCAGTTGCTGTGGTTCCAGAGATCTTGAGACTCTGAAGTTTCACAGTTTTGGTCGCCGAACCGGCGATACAGATCACATCGGTTCCAGATGTGACTGGCACGAGTCCAACGAATGCCGATGAGTATGTGGTTTTGCCTTGATAGTTGGACAGCACACCGACCTGTGGAACTGTATTGACCTGTGCGTGAATGGAAGTGGCCACGAGGGCCACTCCAACCAGGGCAGAGGAGAGGAGCAGAAGTTTTTTCATGGGTTCTGTTCCTTAGTTGGTGATGTAGATACCGGCAGGATAGTTGATCGAGTCCTGACGGTCGAGAACGAGTGCAGAGGTTACTGCACCGGGCGTGAAGTGCAGCGAGCCCATTACGTAGGCGAGGCGCAGATAGCGAGGCTGGGGATCATTACCAAGGCTATTCCAGAGGCCGTTGGCAGGCCAATCGATCGGGAACAGCTTGGCATTCACGACCAGCTCAGCAGCAGCATAGGCCCTTGATTCAGCATATACCGTATATGTTGAATTGTCGGTCGAGCCCTGAGCCTGGATTGTCAGAGTTCCAGAGTCCGTTGTCGTGAAGGCCGTTGTGATGAAGCAGGCAATCTTCAATGCCGGGTCATCACCAACGCCCATGTTGCGCGCATTGAGCAAGTCAATCACGTTTGTGCTTGCGATGGTTCCCGTGGTCAGGTTTTGAGCCGACGAGAACAGAAGGAGTCCGTCCATGATCATGATGTATGTTCCTTGGTTTGGGTTTCACTCATAGGCTGATGTCTATTCATCAAGTCACCCGTGCTTCGGCGTTGGTGATAGCATCAACCGTGCGGATCGGGATCCCAAGGAAGGTAGTCACGGGACGACCAGCAAATTGCTCAATTTGAAGCAAGACGTTGGTTTTGTTCACAGCCTGTAGATGGAGGAAGGTCTTCACAGTGCGGTTGCAGTAGATGACCGTTCGGCCCATCGCACCCTGGATCGAGGGTGCATCAGAGGTTTGGGTCGTCGTTTGCATTGGGCTCGTCGTAGGGAGTCTATTGAAGGCCCGAATCAGAGCATTGATGATGTTGGCCGCATTCACAGTCGACAGATCCGAGACGTCAATATTGCAAATGCGAACATTGTAGCGCCAGTCTCTGACGCACATGCCAAGTTCCCATTTGAAGTGATCCACCCAGGCCCAGAAGTAGGCACCGGTGGCGAAGGTCTGGGTTACGTCTTGGACACGTTGTTTGCCCATGTCGGTGTGTTGGAGGCCCGCATTCGAACCCTTGGGGAAGATGCATGTGGTTGTGTCCGCGCCCCAGGTGACAACCCAGATCGAGGTGTTGTCAGCGCCAACGCCCTGAGCATCGATCACATTGTAGGCAGTCAGGGCAGAGGTTGTGGTCACGGTGTTGTATCGAGGAGCGAGGCCTGTGAACCGCTCTGGGTTGACTGCTGTACTGCCATAGATGAGGGTTGAGGCCATCTGTTGGTTCATACCTTCGAGGAACGCACGGCTCTCCGAGAGTCTGAACTCTGCTGAGTCACCATTGAGTTTGGCAACATCAACATCGAGCTGAGATTCGGCTTCCAGATTGCCACACGTATCGACAATCTGAGCCGTGGTGCTCTTCGTAGGAACGATACCATAGTTGAGCAAGCGCCAAGTTGCCGTGGGCAAGCCAGTTCGAATGGTGGTCTTGTGGCCTGTAACGAGATTCCCCTGGATTGCGAGCATGTCCAAGAGGATTTCGTTTGATTGTGACAGAATCTCTACGATCCTGGCAATCTTCATCTGCCCATTTTCATCATCAACGCGCTTCGCCCAATCGGCGTAGGTGAGCGCGCCCGTGCCTAGTACGGCCATATCATGAGTCCTTTTGATTCATGGACGGGTAGAAGATCTCAGCGACGGATTTTTCCTTGCCGCTGGGAGGCCCGCCCGCAACGTGGCTTCCCTCAGTCAGAGCCTTAGCCATCACGGCTAGACCCCTGATGAAAGCTGGATTGTTTCCAACACCAGTAATATCGAGTGATTGGCGGAACGCCGAAGCCACTGTGGGCCCCATTGTGTCAATCGCCTTCGATATCATCTGTTTTGTGGGTTCAAACTTGGATCCGCCGATCTCAGGATCGGCTTTCACCTCATTGACCCACTTCTCGTTAGTGTCGGTCCAGGCTTTGGTATAGGACTCGCCTACCGTTTTCATGGCCGAGTTGTAGAGGTCGAGCATCTTGGTTCCGCGTTCAGAAGGAGACAGTTTGTCATCATTCACAATCGCGGCGTAGTCACTCAGAGTTTTTTCATCAACTGAAGCCCCCTCTGGTGCTTTGTATGTCTTGGGATCAAAAAGAGCAGCAGCCTCAGTCTTGGACTCAGCCTTTTCGCTGGCGATGGTTGGTTTGGCGTCGCCAACGGGGACCGGATCTGAGGTTGCTGGTGCAGGCGTAGGAGCCGGTTGTGCCTGTACGGGTGGAACTGGAGCTGGTGTTGCAGCTACTGCAACTGGTTCATCAGCCATGGTTATTTTCCCTCATCATCTGAAGATAGAGTTCTGGCGCGGCCGATTCGATCGCCGATCTCAGCTGCAACCCAACATTCATTTCCCCGCACGAGTGCGCCATCAAAAGTGCATCGCTCGAAAAGGGATTGGATCCAATGCGGGCGCTCAATAAGATCTCGTACATCCATTTGCGAAAGCCCTGAATTTGCATCACATTTTTGATCGTTTCGTTGCGCTCAAGTGCGGCCTGTCTGGTGTCTTTGCGTCTGCGTTCGACCTGCTTCGGGTCCGATACATCGATTTCAACTTCATCAGCCATTTACAATGGCCTTTTCAGGAGCATTAGCCTCTGCCATGCGCCTAGCGTCTGCTGGCTTCAATTCATACTGAACCATATGCCCAATCTCCTCTGAGAGATCGAGATCGCACCAAACCGAATGCCCATGCGCCAGCATCATGCGGGTGAAGATGAAATCCTCTCCATGTGTAATTCCAACCTCTTCATCTGGCTCCAGTCTGAAGTAGGGCTTCTTTAAACACTCAAAAACAGATGTCTTTACCAATAAACATCCCGTTGGAATGTGCGTCATCTCGACCAAACCAGTTCGAATATCAGGAGTTGAGCTATGACCCAGTAAATCAAAGGGAGGACCACGGCGCACGTAAGTAGCACACACAATGTCTTTCCCATGGGCCAGGAGCCGCTTTGGTGTGTCTTGGGGGAAGGTCATATCAGAGTCGAGGAACAAGATATAGTCGGGTTTTAACATTTGGGCGGCTTCAATGATTTGATTTCGGGCATTCACAATGATGGAGGAGTGACCTTTGATGAGGCCCTGTTTGCCAGGGTATTGACGGCCAATGGCCCAGATTGATTGCATGAATTCGCTGTGGCACATGGAGCCACAGGGGACACCCAGACAGATGAAGGGCCATTCTTTTTTGATGGGGATTACATCGGTCATTGTTGGGCTCCGCCGATCATAGCTTGCAATGCATTTTGGCCACCGCCAAGATCAGTCTCGGATAGTGTCTTGCCTGCCTTGGCTGCGCCCTGGCCAACATCGGTCAGATATTGCAACTTCTGTGCTTGGGCCTTCTGGGCGCGCATGGCAGCAATGACTTCTGGCGTGTTCATTAGCTTGGGATCATTGCCAAGTAATGAACTATACTCTTGAATACTTGCGTCCCAGTTGGGGACATCTAGGGCTTCTGGATGGATTGCTGCGAGGTTGCCAACGAGTTGGAATACACGTTCTATGGCAGCTGTACTGGCTGCGCTCTGGGCTGCCGCCAACATGGATGAGTATTCGACTTGGATGGGCTTGCCGTGAATCTCTGGCGGAGCCGGGGGCAGTAGACCACCTCGCATCATAATGCCGAACAGGCGGTCAATGGCGGGGTCAAGAGCTTCGGTCTGGAAGCGTTCGAGGACGGGCCCGAGCATTACCAGCTTTTCCTCACGCCGTGCATCAACCGCAGCCGCCGAGCGAGGTTCTGCCTGCAGTTCTTGAAACATCAGGAATAAGTCGTTGAAAAATATCCCCTTGATCCGTTTCTGGACCTCTGCAATGTCGGCCATCAACTCCTGGATCGGCGGTCTGAAGTTTTCATATGCTGGCTTGAAACCCGCTCCATCTTTGCGAGAAATATAAGTAACGCCACCGGGGAGAGTTGATGCTGGAGCATTTTTAAGCTCCACATCGGCAACCATTGGAGGATTCGCCAGCTTATCGATGGCTTGGGCCTTTCGACGCGTTTCTTGTTGTAATTGCTTGATATCCCCGAGCGCGTCCATGCCTGGGCCCCGCCCGTACGCATCATTTCCCGATATATCCCAGCGCGGTACAATACCGGGCCACTCATGGAAGCCTCGCTTTGAGAGGAACTCCTGCTCAGTTGGTGAACCTCGCTCCCAATAGAACTCTGCCCATGGGAACTTTTTGTTGATCCCACCTTGGCCATCATTGGCCTGGATGGCATGGCAAACAATGATTTCCTTGACCAGTCCCGTTCCGCCCATCTTGGCCAGATTCTCGACGCTCTGTGAGACCTTACCCGGCCA